CTGCAAAAGCACTTGCACCCACCGCAGTGTTGTTGGCTTGAGCACCAGCACCAAGGCCCACGGTGAGTCCTTGGATGGTTGCGCCAAGAGTGCTACTCAGCGTCCCGGTGACTGCTAGGCCGGTGGAGGTAAAGTTTGCTACTGTGATGCTGTCAGTGGAAGACCGCACAGATAAACCGCCAGCAGTGCCAATTGGGCTGCCCGTGGCATTAGAAGCAAGTGTCCATATCTTCCCTCCCGCAGCACCGCTAGAATCTGCTTGCAAAAGGGCATAAGCGTTACTCCCATTGAGGTTAGCTTTTATAGCGCCTGTTGAAGTAATGTCCCCCGTAGCACTCAGCGTCCCGGTGACTGCTAGGCCTGTGGAGGAAAGAATAGTGACATTGCTATTGTTTACTCTGCTGTATATGCTACCGCCAGTAGGAACATTAATTAGCAAATCGCTACTACCGCCACCTCCCCACATACCAGCAAGCGTAGTTGCTGCAAACGCACCATTAAACGATAGCAATCCATACGTTGGGTCGGTACTTACCTGACCAAGACTTATGGCGGAAGTCTGCCCCGACATAGTTACGCCTGACCGCCCCGTTGCACTCAGCGTCCCGGTGACTGCTAGGCCGGTGGAGGAGAAAGAAGCGACATCAGAAGGCCCGAAAACAACACTATTGCCAGCATCAACATACAGTATGTTTACATCTGCGTTATTTGCCGCATTACGCCCATAAATACGCTTTTGATTTGGTATACCTATAACGCCAATTGAAACGCCAGCAGGATTTGTTCCAAACTGTGCGGTTAGGCTTGTTAAATTGCCCGTAGCACTCAGCGTCCCAGTGACTGCGGCTCCGTACCCCATCGTCACTAGTCCAGTGATATAGGCTATTTTTAGAGCCTCTGATTTTAAGTAAGACTCAATAATAAAATCATGGGAAGTGTTGGAACGCATACCTATGTAATCGCCACTACTTATCAGCATAAACCCGTTTTGATTTGCAGTGCCAGTCAAAGCGGTATCTGTCGTTCCAGCAGCACGGATAGATGTGCTAAACGTACTCAGCCCACTCGCACTCAGCGTAGTAAAAGCTCCCGTCGTAGGCGTTGTAGCCCCGACAGTGCCGTTGATGTTGATGGAGGCTGTGCCGGTCAGGTTTGTCACTGTGCCGCTGCTGGGTGTGCCGAGTGCGGGGGTGACTAGGGTGGGGCTGGTAGCAAATACGGCAGAGCCAGAACCCGTCTCATCAGTCAAAGCGCCAGCAAGATTGGCAGAACTAAACGAACCCAGCAGCGTGGCGTTGCCTGTGGATGTAATGGCACCGGTTAGGTTGGCGTTTGTAACTACAGTAGCTGCATTTCCAACTGATGTAACCATTCCAGTTAAATTAGCATTTGTAATGACGTTGCCAGCAGTCAAATCAGCAGCAGTGCCGGTAACGTTGGTCATTATTCCTGAGACAGGAGTTCCAAGTGCAGGCGCTGTAAGTGTTTTGTTTGAAAGAGTTTGAGTATCAGTAGTGCCTACAACCGTCCCGGCAGGTATTGTTTTGGAAGCCCACGTAGTAAGATTAGCATTGTACGCCTGAACATCAGTACCAATAACAACACCCAAATTAGTTCTGGCTGTAGCAGCAAGAGTAGCCCCGGTACCTCCATTAGCAATAGCTACAATGCCTGTAATGTTATCAGCAGTACCCAAAGTGTTTTGATTAAAGGTGGGCCATGTAAATGTACCTGAACTAAAGTTACCTGAAGCAGGAGTGCCAAGAACAGGTGCCACAAAAGTTTTGTTTGTCAAACTTTGGGTGTCAGTAGTACCAACAACTATACCTGCGGGTATAGCTTTAGCAGCCCATCCAGCAAGACCAGCAGCATATGCCTGAACATCAACTCCAATAGCTACACCCAAATTAGTTCTTGCTGTGATTGCACTGGCAACATCTGACAAATTATTTGCTGCAAGCAATGCGCCTGCGCTGACTAATTGTTGCCAAGCAGTGCCTGAGTACACCCACATAATAGTGTTAACACTGTTAAAATACAAGGCACCTGCTGTAAGAGCATTACCATCGTTATCCACAGATGGTGCCGAAGTTTTTGAGCCAAGGTACCTGTCATCAAAAGCATCATAGCTTGCTGCAGCTGCTGTGGCAGAAGCAGTAGCAGAAGTGGCAGAAGCGGCAGCAGCCGTTGCGCTTACACTTGCTTCCGCTGCTTTAGTTGCAGCAATATTTGGGTAAATAGAAGAGCTGGTAGTGCCGGGATTATCGTACTCACCGCCAGCGGAGGTGCTGCCGGTTGATCCCGGTTTTAATTCATATGCCATTTAGTTCTCCTTAAAGCAAACCATTCGTATTAAAGTTAATTTGCACGTTACCACCAGAGGCTCTGCGAAACTTTTCTTCTTTGTTGACCGAGGCTAAATTATCTATAAACTTAGCTTGGTATCGTTGTTCCATCTTATCATCAAAAAGGTATGCACCAAGATTAAATAAAGCACCCCAAACAAGCATACGCTCATTTTGATCTCTCAGCCAATTAGGTACTTCTTTTCCTGTGTACATTTTAGTTGTAACAGTTGCATTGTATGCAGCTGCTTCTGCATTTGTGGCAAAAGCTTTTTGTATTGAATTAGCTGTAGAAAAATAAAGACTGGTACCTGCAGAAGCAACATAAGTTAAATATGGCTGGTATGCATCAGCAAGGCCTATTGAATAGTTAACAGGTACAACATCATAAATAGCATCAAGCGCAGGTAATCTTTTGTAGTAGTGGATTTCAAGAATAGCACCAACGGCTAGTTGGGGGTGAACAAATATTTTATCTCCTTGCCACATCCAGTTATACACCGAGTATTTTTCACTATACAAGTCAAAGAATGTTCGCTTGTCAACAACTTCATTAAACACTTTACTCACATTAGAAGGAAAGGCTGAATATGAAGTGCCAAGGTTTTCTTGTGCAATAGTTCTCAGGTATATAAATTGAGTAAGGTCTTCAGGAATAGAAAATGAAGTATACGCGTTACCAAAAGGTAATCCTAAACTTTCTTCACCTTCATTATCGTCAGAAGTTACCGTGTAACGTACTGTCTCTTCCAGCGGGGGGATTCTCAGGGTTCTGTAGCATTCATCAGCAGAATACCGTAGGCAATCCGCAATGACGCTATCAGGAATAGTATTCGTTTCGGGCTTGTTAGACCAATCCCTCACCTTTGCTAATGTAGCATCATATAGTGGTGTTGCCATGTGTAATCTCCTTATACTCTTTTAATATTACTTGTTTGAAGTAACGGGTAATCTGTTATGATAATATGCTTTAATTTTCTTAGATTAGCAGGATTATCCATAAAATCTTGAGCATGAATATCCAAGCCATATTTAGTCAAGATATCAATAGCTACAATATCAGGTAGAATAGCAAAAGATCTGTATGACCTGCCACTATGCGAAATTGTATCAAGCTCTCTTTGTGCAGCAGCATATTCTTTGTATGCACCTACATCTTGGTCTAATTTAAAATTCTTCTCATCAGTGCTTACATTAAAGCTTCCCTGATTTCCATCTTGTGATTTGAATCCCATTGTGTCTTTCTTTATTAATTGCTCATTGCAGCACTAAACGTACCGTCAAGGGTTTTGCAACCATATTCATACCGAATATTAGCACCATTATATGCAGGGATAGCTGCGACAGTTACCCATGAAAAGGTTGTACCAGTAACTATAGCATAGCTTACTTCAGTAATACGGCCCCGAATAACTTTAGGTGCGCTGTAATCAGAGCCTGCATCTAGCGTATCAGCTGCTGTATGAACATGCACAACGTAATTATCAGGTATATAAGTTGAGGTACCATTTGTAGCCGTAACTTTTAGAAATTCCATTTTATTTCCTTTTAAAAATAAAGGGAGAAAGATTTCTCCTTCTCCCTTTAAGTTATCTTACGCGCCTGACAGCCCGAAGATGAGACCAGCACCTTTAGGATTGCGGCATTCAAGAGTACACTCTTCAACAATTTGACCGATGATAGAATCACCAAGCTGACCAAGGTCAACTTCTTGCAGAGGACGCAGGGAAGCCATGCTGAACCACATTGGGTCGTACACAAATGCCGAAAAGTTTGCAGCCTCAGACAGACCAGAAATGGAGGTATTAGAGATGCCCATAACGTAGTTAGGAACAACCATGATATCACCAAAGTCAGACATGTAGACTTCAACAGATTGACGGAGCTTACCGTCAGCGTCAATGTTACGACGAACGTTACCATCACCAGCATTGCTGGAACTTGAACCTGCCGACTGAGCCTTGGCAGAAAACACGCGACGGTTAGCGGGAGACAGCATTAGCTTGGTAGCTTTACCACCGTTTTCATAGATGGCTTGCATCACAGTATCAATGTGGCTCAGGGTCAAACTGACTTTGTCAGCAGAAGTAACAGTAGTAAATGTACCGCAAGTGCCGCCACCTGGATTAGTTGGTGCAGTGTACTCGTTAGAAGTAGCCAGCACGTTCAATGCGGTAGCAGGGGTAGTGGTAGCAGCAGTAAAGTTAACCCATGCTTGATAACCACCAAACTTGCGAGTGCCTGAACCATTAGAGCTGTTCCAGCTGTTGGTCAGATCAAACTCAACGTCACGGCGCAGCTCAGTACCGCGCTTTTTCAGTTGATAAGCATACTCGTCGGCAACACCTGCTTGATCAACAGCACGTTTAGTGCCGGTAACAGTAACAGTTTTGCTGTTAATTTGGGTGTAATTGCCCAGACGGGTACGGAAAGGTTCAGCACCTTGAGCACTGTTTTGAGTGGCGTAAGAAACACCTTCAGCAACTGCTTGCGAAGAAGGAGCCGACAGTTCGTCGGTTTGCCATTCATGAAAAACAGCGGTAGCTTTAGTCTTACCGATAGAGCTCATGAAGGGGGTTTCATCACGCGAAATCATAGAGATGAAGTTGGCGAGGTCTTCGCGTTCACCTGCATTAACCGCGTTACCGGTAGCGGAAGAGGAGCGAGCAGCAGCCTTAGGGCCACCTGTCGCGAAATTATTTGCAGCCATGTTATATAGCCTTTCTTTAAGAGTTTTATTTTACAATTTTTTACTCACTGAAGAAATACGTTTCAGAAAATCTAATTCGTCTTGTTTGGATCCTTGACCCGAAAGAACTTTACCTCGGTTGGCGTTATCCGCTTCCTTAACACGTTGTGACTGTGGTTGCCCTGCTTTTGAGGGAATTGATTTCACACTTGTTACGGCTTTACGTTTAACTTCACCGGTCTCCTTAGCTGTCTTTAACTTGCGATAGTCATTGATAAATTTAACTACAGTAGGGTCATATATAGACTCTAGTAGCGCCTCAGGAATGCCTTCCTTGATGGCAAATTCACGAACACTTTTGGCAACTTTGTCTGAGTAATCGGGGATCAGTTTAGTGATATTTTCCCCATACACTTTCAGTAACGCTTGTTGCTGTTCCGCTTGTTGTTCTTGCAGCTTACCTACAATAGCTTTGGTTTTTGCTTCACGGCTATTTCTGGCCTTCCAATAACTTTCTTGTACTTGCTCTCGTTGTTCTTTTAGTTCACGAGCAGTGTAGGTGTCCCCTTCCTCACGAGCCTTTTCGATATCAGCTGTAAGTTTGTGGTATTGAGATCCAAAAGATGTTTCAACGGCAGTCAGTTCTTCATGAACTACTGACCCCATTTCAACTAACTCTTTTAGTTTTTCACTTCTTTCTTGTTCGATCTGTTTCTTCAGTTCGCCAAGTTCCCGACCTTTGTTTGATAGATGCTGGTCAGTAGAGTAACCCTTGCGGATTTCTTCCAGGGTAACATGCTCTGTCTTGCCATTAATGGTGACAGGAACTTTGTATTCCCAATCAATATCTTCTTCAGCGGGTAGTTCAGAATCAGGGGTAGACGTATCATCCTTGTTCTTACTATCTTCTGAATCATCTGTTGATTCTTCCTCATCTGTCTTGTTGTCATCAGAGTTGTCGGGAACGTCATCGTCCGACTCTGACTCTTGAACTGGGACATCCTCATCCTCTTTTGGTAGAGACCCTTTAAGACCCAACAGTTTTGCAACTGGAGAGTTTTGCATGATATCATCTAGGCTGGCTGCTTCGTTCTTTGCACTATACGCACCGTCATCGTTAAAATCAGCACTCGAAATTTCCGAGGCTGGTGTATTGGTAGAGAGTTGCGCGATATGTGGTAAATCCATTTAATTCTTGTCCTTGTGTCTATTATTGTGCAACAGTTTTAGCTGCGCGTACTGCTGCCATACGATCTACTTTTGGTGTATCAACATCCATACGATCAATAGCGTCAATAGCACCCTGCAGATTAACAAGCTGCGGGGCATAGGAACCTGCTCGGCCTGTGCCTCCATTTTGTCCGCATACAGCTAGTTCACGCAGAACTTCGTCACGGGCTTTAATCAGCACACTACGTGCTTCTGTATATTTATTCATTTGATTCCTGTTCGGCTTCTTCCGATTTTTGTTGGATAAATTTTGCATTGTTACCATAAGTCTCAATGCGAACTAATTTTTCTTTTACTGAACCAAGAGCCATAGCAGTGCTATATAGATACTCTCGTTCTTTGGTTGCGTGAGGTTCTGATTTAAGCCAAGCAACAAATAAATCGCTTAAAATTTCACCATAGGCTTCACTGAAAAATACTTCTCTGTCTCGTTGTACAAAATGTGCCTTGGCTAATGCAACCTGTGCATCCCTAAAGGGTTCTACTTTGTAGGAACCATCCTCGTGGTTCTGGCGGGGTTTAACCTTACTTCTAAAGGCCTCGCGGTATTGATCCATTATTTCTTTCAAATAATTCCCACGTACACATGCAGAGGTGGGAACCGTGTTACATTAATTGTTCCGGGGCCATTGCTGGGCCGGGTTGATTTGGAGGTGGTGTACTCCCTCTTGGTGCTGAAGCATCGCTGATATCAGAAGAAATGACTGCCCGGGCAATACCAAGCAACTCTTCAACTGATTTATGAGGGGGAAGCTCAACGCCTTCTTTGGCAGCAGCTATATATAGCTTTGCCCATTCTTGTTGTGATTTATCCAAAGAAACCATAAGTTGTTTGGCGTTATCCTGCATAGCATTCTTAGCCTGAATGTTGGTCAAATCAAGGGTTGCTTGTTTCTGAGTTATATCAAGCATTAATTTTTGTTCTTCCAACTTTTGTTTCTTTTCTTGGGCTTCAGCTTCGGCTTGCCTGGACTGTTCAGCCTTCTGTTTAAAGTCCTCGGCAGTATAGTCAACCATGTAGTCAAGAGGATCAAGATCCATAGCTTCAAGGGTTTTACAGGCGATAGTTACTGCAGCTGCAGGGTTAACTGCTCCTCCAGCACCTGCCTGTTGCAGCGCGGGAATAAGTTTTTCACCGACCATCTGCATTTTCTTGATGATGTTACTGTTGCTATTTTCACCTACATCGGCGTCAATATACATAAGCATATTGTCAGGTAGTGTTGATGGATCAACAGATTTAAACAAGTTGTTTTGATCATAATACTTTACCGTTTTACCTTTAAGCTTTGTTCTTAAAGTCTTGTAGACTCCGTTAACCAACCGTGTAAATCCTGTTTCAGAAAATCTACGGGCCATGTATTGAATACGAACTTGAGCAGCTGACTGTGCTCGTGCCATTTTTTCATCGGAGTTACCGGATACATATAAGGTGTCATTCAAGCCTTGGGCTGCTTTTGACAGGCCTGTGGCTTGCTCTTTGTGTTGCTGTAGCAATTCTAAAAGAGGAACAGTACCTTGACTGATAGTATCAGGTGTTAATGCAGCAACAGCACCCGTTGGATTACCGTTAGTTGCAATAATCTGCTTGGGCTTCATGTTTTGAAGGGCAGAAAAATCAACTACATTGGGATCAGCCAACTTAGGAGAATAGTTTGTCAGGTATACATTTTCAACAAAACCACGCATAATAGCCGTAGTAGCCATTGTAGCAGGCCTGATCATATCAGCAACTGACAATCCAAAGAATTCGTGTGGAACTTCAAATGGGCAGAGGGTTGCTAGCGGAATGTACTCGCAGTCTTCTTCAAGCAGAATGGTGGAACCAGCGATAATAAAGTGTTTAAGTTCAGCGATACCATCGCCGTCCCTATCGACGCGAAGCCAGCATTCAATAACCGTAATCTGACGGTTCGCTTCAGATGGAAATAGCTCACGGCTGTTACCTCCGAGCCAATACTCTTCGCCGACCAAGCGTTTTCTGGCTGCTTGTTCTTCTGTATACTTGGTTGCCCAATCATAACTGCCATCTCCAATTTGATCCCAATCAATATCTGCTGCAATATCGGGAAAGAATTTACGAACCTCAGATCGGGTCATATCAATCTGAATACCTACAAATGCTGCATCATCTAGTGAGTGAGCATCCCGTGTAATACGGAAGCATTCAGGGTGTACATTCTTGATGAGAATACGGGTCTTGTTGTGCTTACGTTTTAGACGCACATCCTTGTAGACCGTTGCATACTCAGCATTACCTGTTTCTTGATTGGTTGTCAGTTCTTGTTCGTATTTAAGTTTACCAATTACTTCAATCTCATCATCTGAGAGTAAAAGATCAAGGTTTTCCTGTGAAATTGAGTCATATTCTTCAAAAGAATAATCAAAATCTTCAATAAATTCCCATCTAACAATACTGTTTTTCCACAGTAGAGCTGATTTTACCCACGTATTTAGGATCTCCCATCCATTATTCTGTTTAAAAATAGTATAGTTTACCAGATCAGAAGCTACTTTAGCATTGTGAAAATCAGATGGTGCTGTACCTACGGGTACAAATCTGGCCAGTTTATTGTTGTTAAACATCAGTTCAGCAATAATGGCAAGGTAACCCTCAATAGCCTCTACTGTATCTGATGAAACAATCTGAGAAACCCCTTGAGGTGTCAGATGAAACTGCGGAATCATACCGTATTCGTAGGTAGCCTTCTGCCTTTCTCGTGCAAGGTCAGAACTATTTAAGAAATCACCAACAGAGTTCATTACACCCTGTTCAATCATGGCAAGGAGCTCTTCGTCTCCTACTACTTCTTTAAACCTGTCAGTAAATCTGACTACATTATTAGTTGTTCCCATTGTTAGCCTTTCTTTCAATCAATCAAGCCAACAATGGCTATATATTAGTGTAACTACTTCTTCCACCATGAGTTACCAACAGTTGACACAAGGGAAATTTATTTCTATTAGGTACCGACTAAAATAGAAGGAACTCCGACTAAAATAACTTAGTTTGTTCACCACGAATAGGGAAATTTTTGGGAATTTTCTCACCAATCTTTTCTTGTGGGTTAACTAGTTTATTTTCTGGTCGGGTTTTGACCAAACCTTGAAGTTGTTTCCGTTCTTCGGGGGTCATTTTTGTATTAATCATTTATTTCTTACCATTTAACTTTGTTAGCCCAATAAGCAGCTGACAACGGCCCCCGGGCAATGTCGTCTGCCATTCGAGCTTTAAAAGCGTCACTTCGTTTTGAACCATCAGGGCTACCTTCAGTTCCTTGTTGACCAAATCTGATAGTCTTAATAGTATCACCACTTTTAGCAACAACAATATGACTCTTGGTGGGATGGTCGGGTGTCTTTTTAGGTTTATTAAACCCGGATACACCAGCTCTCTCTAGTCTTGAATCTTTTTCCATTATTTTTTCGCAGTCTTAGCAGAATCTTTGAAGGCTTTGTCAGTGGGTGCGCCTTTAGTACCCGGTTTTCTCATTTTTTCTTTGGAACCTTCTTCAATACGTTTTTTCTTGGCATGAATGTTATCATACAACCCCGGTTTATTAGCCATAGTATTTCCTTTACAACCACTTTGTTTCTATTTGTTGAAATGAACCCATCTTTTGTGAGAAAGGTACACTGTTTGTTGTTAATCTGTCGCCATGTGTCCTGATAACTTCAAGAACAATGGCTAGAGCTATCACTGTATCATCATTATACCCGGAAGAAGCATTAGTTTTACCATTATCCGTGGATACATAGTTCATAAGCTCACCAATAATTGTCCGAGAAGGAATCAGGATCTCTTCCTGCTCAATAGCATTCTTTAAAAATCCAATAATAGCCGGTTTACTTGAGGAGGTAGTCCTCCACCCAATACGGTTACCCTCTTCCTTGGATACATTAGCCATCTTTGTCTGATAATACATGTTGACATAGTTCATCTGGGTAAGTCTGTTGAGAGTAGCAATTCCCATTGAGTTCGATTCCACAGCAAGTAATGCGTTATTGTAGTAACGACCCAAATAAAACAGAAGATCGCCAAACTGACTGGGATCAATAGTGTTATTCCTGTAAACAGCACATACCTCCTTCTTTGCATTCATAACCACACATGATGAGTAGTCTTTGCTGACACCAAGGGATACATCAGCTCCTATGGCAAATGAATCTTCAAAAGTAGGATACTTAAATATTTCAATTGAACCTTGTCGGGCATCTTCCATCATACGAGATGTAAAGTTAAACTCTCTGTGGGCAAGAATAGGTTGTGGAATCAATTGAGATAACTTCTCAAGATTAAATACATTAGATCCTGAAACAAGAAAAGCTTCTTCCCATGTGGAAGGGTACTCTTGTCTGAACTTATCAACACCACTCTCTGCAATCTTAAGCCTTCTCCAGTACAATTGGTCATCATTTAATAAGTGTCTGGTGACAAGTATTTCTTCTTCAGATGTTCTTTCAAAACCATCAGGTGAGCTTCGACTGTACTCAGGCATAAGAAACCACGGAACAAAAATAGGTATATAATCATTCTCCCCGGCAATAGCGCCTAGCCACAGCCTGTGAAATTCATTACCAATGCCATTAGCCGTGGACTCAAGAATAACTTCTGTGCCGGGAGCTTCGGAGATACCCTGAAATAATCCTGAGAGAATCTTGGTGTCATGACCCCAGAATGCTACCTCTGAAAGGTGACAAATAGTGGGAGTCTGTCCTCGACCTGCTTCTGGAGCGCCTGCTGTAAAGAGCCTGTACCCGGAATCATTGTGCAGGAATTGAATCTCTTTTGCATTAGACTTTTTGAACTCTGGCCTGAAGGCTGGATCCATGTAGTCAATAATGTTACGGGACATTGTGAATAGTGCATCAGAAGTGGCTGCATCATGTGCCATGACAACTGACTTGTGAAATGGGTTAAGGTATGCTTTCCAGTAGACTCTGGATGTGGTGAATGTGGAAAGGCCCATCTGTCGTGCTTTGAGAATGATAGCTCTGACTTTACCCTGTTCCTTTAATTGTTTCTCAATAGCTGTATTTACAATATGTTGTGCTGCATTGAAGTTAAAAGGTAGGAACCCCTTGGAAGAATCCTTGGGGAGAATTTTGATCTGTTCTTTGGCAAATAGCTCGAAGTCGTTTCGATATTCATCAAGCTTGGCTCTTTTCTTCAGTTCTCTGAGTGCCTTTAGCTTTGTACCATTGTCTATGGTCATGAGTTGTTTGTCCTTGTGTCCTTATTGGTTATCTATTTACCTGATAACATTGATCGGGCTATATCTGCTGCGAACGCTGTGAAGGGGGGGTCTATCATGTATGTCCCTTCGTAATTTATTTGTGTAATTTTTTACTTTCAGCTATTTCTCTTGGAACAAAAAATTCTTTATCTTGACGTCTTGAAAATTCCTTTGCCGGGTGTCCTTCAGGTAATTTTGATATACGCATTTGTTCTGCTTCTTTTGAGGGAATTTTAACTTTATAAAGGCTTCCCCCTTTTTGAACATCATCAAGATACCATTTAGCCTCTGCTAAGTCATCAGTAAACCATCGACCTGTGGCGTCTACTGTAGCTTTATATTCTGGAGTGCTGCGCATCCACTCAGATACTTTTGGATTAGCAATACTTGGAGCTTCTGCTCTGTATAGCGTAGTCATTGGTTGTGTAGCTGCTTTTACTAATCCTATTGCTGGACGTGCAAGAGGGGCTAAGACAGCTTCAGGGTAAGAACCTTCAAGAGCTTGACGTTGTTCTAAATATTTACGGTAATCAGGATTATTCATGTCGGATTGCCTCTGTAATACGCTGGTAAATGCTTTTTCTCCGGACATGATGCTCCTTAGTTTTATAAAAAATTATAATAAATTTTCTGGGAGGAAAACTTGTTGTAATTTTCTTAGGGTGGCCCTGCCTGTGTGAGAAAGAATCAGGTGTTGTTGTTGGCTTCCCCTGTTTTCCTTGCGTGGCCCCCTTGTTTCCCTTGGGCGGTCTGCTGGTGCGGTGGTCGCTGTTCCTTCCTTGCGTCTCTCCTTTGGGTCTGCTCGCGTTTGGGTTGGTTCTTCCTTGTTCTCGTTGGGCGTCTTGCCCGGTCTTTGCGGTTCGTCCGCTTGTGAGGTGTCTTGTGGTTTCTTCTTCTGTTCTCTCTGGCGTTGCTGCGTCCTTGGTTCGCTCTTTCGCTGTTCCTGGCGCTGCTGCCGCTGCGGTTGCTGGGCCGGTTGCCTTTGCCTGTCCTCTGGTTTCGGGTTCTGGTGTTCCTGCTTTGCTTCGTGTTGGTTCTCGCGTTGTCCCGTCTTCTTCGTTCCTGCCTGTTTGTTCTGGCGTGGTTTCGTCGCTGTCGTGGGACGCTCGTCGCTTGGCTGTTGTGGCTGTGGTTGGTGGGCGCTCGTTGGTGTGCTTGGCTTCGGGGCTTGGCGGTGTTGGGTCTCCTGCTGCTGTGGCGCTGGTTGCTGCCCTTCGTGTTGCCCGTGCCTCCGGTGCGGTGGTTGACGTCTGGGGTGCTCCTGGTTCTTCCGGTCGTGTGTGCCCTGGCTACTTCTGTGGCGTGTCGTTGTAAGGTCTTTCCCGGTTGGCTCTTTTGCTGGTGCCTCCCGAGAGCGTCTTTGCGTTCTACCTTCTCGGTTATGAGAGACCATTGCAAGGGGTATGTTCCTTGCTGGAGACTGTTATGGCTAAACGCTACAACCGCATTTGTACCCTCACCAGCCGCCGTACTAACGGTAACGCTGGCCCTTGGGGCATTCAGATTGGCCACCCTTGTGGGTTCTTGGCTACGTCCCGGCACCTTTGTTCTCGTCCTGCCTTGTCTAAGGCTGTTGGAGATTTCCTTTTCTCCGATGCCTCTATGTCCGGTGACTTCGAGGATATGCTGATGATGATGACCGTGTATAAGCTCAAGGTGAGTAAGCGTGTTAAACTTCACCTCAAACAATGGGTGAAGGCTGGTTGCCCTACATGGAAGAAGAACAGTGCTTTAAGCGCTGGTTTGGTTAAGCTTTACACAGGTAAGTTTGATCGTGAAGTCTCCACATACTACGATGTGCGTGATGTGAGTAGCAAGTTCTGGAATGCGGCTGACGGTGAATTACCGGTTGATTGTGATGGTGAACCCGTTATCAACTTTGATGAGACCGGTGCTCTGATTACTGTGGAGGTGAACAATGTCTAAGCTGTTCCACGTTGCCATCGGGATTGTATGGTTCTACATGGCAATGTCCTTGCTAGAGCTGTTCGAGCAGGGCAACTTTGGCCTGTTCCATGTAGCAGCGATGTTTTTGTGTGGGGGTGTAGCCTTCACACAGGTGAAGATACTGCTGGAAGAAGCAGCAGATACAATGAGGTATTAATATGTACTACGTATACAATCGCTTGACCGATAAGCTAGTCCTTAAAACTACAGAGATATGGCTGCTCAAGCTATACTCTCCATTGCTCTACGAAGTGGTGATTCTTTAAATCCACCTGAGCTCTGCTCATTAACAGAGACCTGCCACGGGTATGTACATGGCACCTTGTTCCCTAACTTAATGGAGTCCTATCATGGCTACAGCAAACAAACCTTTCGTTCCTTCCTTCAAAGTATCTGCTAAAATGGAAGTACCATTTATCACCAATAATCCTAATATGGGTGATCGTGTCAGTCAACCAACTAAGATCACTGATCTTTCTTTTAATGAGGTGACAAGGTCTATTGAGGTGACCTGCGATGATCGTCGTAAGCGTCAGTGCCGTATTGATCGTCTGTCTAATGACAAGATGGTCAAGGATCTTCAGAAAGCTCTGCAAGAAGCGTATGACAAGAAAGTATCCGTGCAGTTTGTAGCTGCAGGTGGTGCTGATGCCAACGTGTGGTTCTACCGGGTGATGTAATCAATTGCTCTTCTCGGGCATACAACGGAGAGACCATGACAGAGGGTAAGTACTCTGTCGGCCCTTCAATTCAAATCAAAAGAGAAACCAATCATGAAACAATATCTTTTATTAATGCCTCTTAAAGCATCAGACCTTAGCATAGAAAAAGAAGAGTTTGCTGAAGCAGCAGCTGAATGGGGAGCCAAACTGGTGGTATCAAAAACCATAACAGGAGCTACAACTAGATTCCTGATTACTCAAACACTTGAAGCGATGGCTCAACTGTGTTCTAACTGTGACCTTGAAGGGACAGTTGTAGAGGTAACAGGGATATACGATCAGGAGATTGAAGAAGAGTAACTAAGTATATTATATAATATACCTCATGAATCACTCTTTAAGGTTATCTTTATTTGTTTATTCTTTTAAAGATAAATAAATAAAAGAATTAACTTTAAAGGGTAACTACCAAGTATTACTCAGAGCCCACTAACTAAGCCCACTCATGAATACATTATATAATTATATATAGGAGTGGGGACTGGAAGATACCATCTAGACATGTTTTCCGGATTAAACCGAGTTGTAGTCCCCACTACTACAACAACATCATCTAGACTGTGCTACACTGAGCACTGGTCAAACTGTCACCTGCAAATTACCTCTCTATTAGGTACCGACTAGAATAGGAGGAACCCCGACTAAATAGTCTCCTATTAGGTACCGACTAGAATTACTAGAAAGGATTACACTAAGCATCACTTCTCTATTAGGTACCGGCTAGAATTACTGGTCAATTGTCATCCAAATGATGTTTGGGCGACAATTAGGCGGTAACTGTCACAAAAAATGACAGTTGGTAGTCGCTTTTTGTGTGTGCTTGTCGTGAATGAGCAATTACCAGTCGCAACTACACCAAGCACCACTCCAAGCTACACCAAGCACCACTCACAATGTCACATCTAAGCAATTAAAGGTCACAACTACACTAAATGAAAATTACACCAAAACTAACCCAATAAATCAAACATAACCAAATCATATGAAATACTTATTCCAAGACAAAAACACCCAAGTACTGTCGCCAATAGCTGGCAGTGTATTTCTGCCTAACCATGCTGAAATTGAATACTCATTCTCACCATCAAGAATATATACCACACTAAATATCGATGGCTGCTGCTTCTCAAATGCTGATATCGATGATCTAAAAGAATTACTGACTGCCCTTCAAACACAACTAGTAACAGAACATCCATGAAATCATCTGAAATACTAACAGCAGTAAAACCACTATTATGGGATGGTAAACAACCTAATCGCGAAATAGAAAAAAGATTTATATGCTATGCCGTAAAAACAGTATGCTATGATAACCCTCTGCTATATGAAAAACAACAAATCATATTAGAACACATCACAACATTACTAGAAGGACACTACGTATTTGAACAATGGTTACGATCAAAAGGAATTAAAAAACCAGATAACAGCCCAAAAAAACTGATGAAAACAAGACAAATGTGGGTCAATAATATGATCAAATATTTCAAATCAAAAGGTGACTAATATGTTATACACACTGGTACTCTACATGATTCTTCAACTAGGCCCAAACGCAGCAATAATGACAACAGCCTACATTCCTGATATTCCCTCAGAAGAATACTGTGAATACCTTGGTACGCTATTCGAGTCAGAACATCTCTGCGTACCTTCAAAAAGTCTCAACCTAAACAACATCTAATATGTCCAAAATAATCATATCAACACAAATATATGAAAACTATGCAGCACATGACTGGGATGGTGTCAACCCAGAAGTATGCCCTGAATACTGGAAATCAAAAGGAGGTAATGACTACGCACTACTCAACTTCAAAGGTAATGAAGATGATGCCACCAAACAAGTAATGGCTGTCAGAGAACAAATAGAAACAGACAACTATGCCTACCGTGAGCACATCATCAACTACCAAACCGTAGATGATGACTACATAACAGAATACGAAACATATCAAATGAAATATGACGGTTCTATCAAATACCCAACCAAAGTAATCTCACTATGAACACTATCACAATTCAAATTGATTCAGTTGACTTCGAAAAACAAGACATCTCGCTCACATCAGACCAAGTACTCGGCCTGTACCAACTGAAAAAAGAACAATCAACACGTATCATTGAACTTGAAAAAGAAATCAAACAAAAAGAAACTAACCTCAAATACAAAGACGATAATCTGACAGAAGTCAAAAATGAACTACAACAAGGTCATGCTCTGTTGTCAGCTCTGGGAGTAAAAGAAAAAACAGAAGAAGAGGAAGTATACTACCGTAAACCACTGTCTATCACCACACGCTTAGCCATCTATCTGGCAACAAAATAAAGAAATAAAATGGAACTATACCGTACATCTGAATCATACTACCACCTAAAACTAACCCAAGAAGAAGCTCAAGTTCTATTTGATATAACCCACTATATAGGAGGTATAGCCAAAAACACAGACGGAACAACAGCACCACGAGGACATATACAAAAAATAAAAGAAGAATTCAAATCACAATTTAATTTTGAAACTAAACACGAGTTATCAGGCTCAATATACTTCAAAGTCAATATACTTCAAAGATTAACCATATGAAAATGATCAAGTCACATGAAGCAGTTCTCACCCACCAAACCCGATACAACCTGCAACTAACACCCGCAGAACTTTTCGATCTCAGGTTAATGCTGATCAGCTTACGTGACAGCAACTGTAGCAATATAAAAATGTACTATAGTAATATCATCTCAAACATAATCATAGCAACTGATACAAATGAATGAACAACCAGAAGCCCTGCGGCTGGCTGATCGACTTGACCTATATGCAGCCGGTGATAAGCACCAGCGAGACACAGAAGAAGCCGCCGCTGAACTGCGCCGACTCCATGAAGAAAACGCTAAACTGTTTAAAATATTAAAAGAAAAAATAGAAAAAGAAACTATCGCATACTGGCAAAGACAACATGGATAATAATGATCTATTTGAATACAGCTGGCTTGATTGCTACCTTGCAATTATCCTGACACTGTGTACTGCAATAGCGTTAATATCTGTTCTAAAATATATGCTATGAAACTACCTGAACCAAATTTAATCAACAAGTACCCGACACCGGGGCACTACACCACCGAACAAATGTTGGCATGGGGCAAAGCCTGTGCCGAGGCAGAACGCGAGGAATGCGCGAAAGTGTGCGAAACGCCAATAGACGAAATACAGATTACAGACGATTGCGCGGAAACCGTTTATATGGGAGCAACTGAATGCGCCGCCGCCATCAGAGCAAGGGGAAACACATGACTAAAGATGACATCATCGACATGGCGCAAGAGGCGGGGTTTGTTGAATACGAGCTTGATGACGGGACTACTAACGCTTTTGATATACGTTATCAACGCTTTGCCAACCTTGTTGCCGAGCATGAGCGAGAGGCTTGCGAGATGGCGGTAGAAGACATTGCGCGGAAGTACCAACAAGCACATGAAGTAAGCGCAGAAAATGTTGCAGATGCTTGTGCTTACGCTATCAGAGCAAGGGGAAACACATGACAGGATTTAAATCAAAGCGCCAAGCAGCGCAGGTGCGGGTGGTGGTTGATGATGCACAAGGCTACATCGCAGACTACGAAGCGGCTCTGAAGATTGCATACGAGATCGGTTTTGAAAACGGCAAGAAAGCACAGCGCAAGCCGCTGACATTAAATGCAATGACCGCGCTCGAAGAAAAAGTTTATATGCAAACAACACACAAGGGCAAACCTTCATTTGAGTACGCACAATCGCTTATTCGCGCCGTTGAAGCCGCCCACAACATCAAGGAAAAGACATGACTGACTTAAGACAAGCCGCAACTCTGGCGCTGGATGCGTTGAGAGGTGCTGATGCCATTGACACCGATATGCAAGATGCAATATATACCTTATACGAAGCACTGGAGCAGCCAGAGCAGGAGCCGGTGGGTTCACTGTCTGTGTGGTATCACCTAGGAAGTAAGTCAATGACAAACGTTGACTTTGATTACAACGGCGATTTACCAGAAGGAGACTATGAACTCTACACCACCCCACCCGCAGCACAGCGCACATGGGTAGAGCTGACAGATGAAGACTTAGAATTTTGGACGGAAGAGTTAGGCCAAGGCGAATTAGGCAAAGGCGTTATTCGGGCAGTAGCCAATCATTTGAAGGAGCGCAACACATGACCGCAAAAGAAATATACGAAGGCCTAGTCAAAAGATGTAAAGCACATGTCAAATCAGTAACATCTACTGTATTTGATCCATCAACAGGTATACTTAAAACGTTCGTAGCAGGTAAACTTGTACATACCAAACAAATTAACACTCCTAAAAACCCATGACAAAAGTTTACAGAGTTGAATACAACAAAAACACACTCAGAGGTGTACACGATTCTATGATGAGACATTTAAACCACTGGCAAAAACTAGACGCGCCGGGATACCGTATGCTCAATAGCCATGTATGTGGTGTGACCTCCCTAAAAAAACTGAAGCTATGGTTCCCCGGCAAAATACAAAGACGCATACATAGCAATCATCAACTGAGAATCGTAATTCTTGATGTACCCAAAATAGTCTACAAAGATGAAAACCAAGTAACGTTCAATCGCAAACAAGCCAAAATCATAGGTAAACTAATGCCTGACGGTAAACCTAAATATAAAAAATGAACAATAATCCAATTTACTTCTGTGGTGATGACAACGTAGGTGCATTAGGTAACTCAATCGAAGAAGCCTTTGCCATGTACAAACAACACCTGGACTATGATACATCAGTAACAATCGAAGACATGGTATTCTTCCGTGTAGATCCTAAATCATTCTACTGTTCAACCAAAATCATAATCAACGAATGACAGCTGAAATCATCCCCTTCAAAGTTCCCGGTAAGCCCAAACGAACATGCTCATTCTGCAAACAAGCAGAATCCTCTGCAAAGAAAATGTTCAGCAATGAAATGGAAGGAGAAAATCTGAGATGTATCTGTGATAAGTGTATAGTAGAATGCTCTAAGAGAATAAATAACGATGAAACAAATAACTGAAATAACAACCACACCCTACCTATGGTCTCTCCGAAGATCATGGGTAAACTACCCTTCTGGGTTCTTCCTTACGCTAGATAACAATATGTTGTTCCTGCTGGAAGAAAACCAAGTAGCCCTAATAGGCTACGTCCCCAACTCTTATTTCAAAAACACCAACCAATCAGAAATGCAATTCCAATGAACGTACAATCCCTTGAAATCGTAAAAGTAGCAAATGGTTACACAATTGAATTTTGGCATGACAGCCAAATGCATGTGTATGTCGCTCAAACCCTGTCAGGTTACGGCTCTGAATCAGTCATCGACATCCTGAAAAAAGTCTTTGAAAGCAAACCAGTAAAACTAGCCGATGGCTGGCCTACAGAATAAGCTAGCCGGTACCTAATAGAGAGGGCTACAAGCCTTCAGCCTCAACAATAGCTTTGAGTTCCTCATCAGTAAGATTCTCAGTTCTTGTTGTAACAGTAGACTCAATACGAGCAAGCTTAGGTGCTTCAAACTCTGCCAACATACCGGCATAGCGAGCAGCATCTTCAAAATTATCCTTAGCAAGAGCTGTGTGAACAGCCATTCTAAGTACATCCAAAGAACTCAACTGAGGTAAATCTCCCATGATCTTCTGAAATGCTTTTGCATTCAACTTAAATTCCTCCTGAATCGCAAGATTCAAGAGTCGTGATTGCACACCTTTAAACTGATTCGCTCTGGCAGTTTCAGACGTAATCAACTTGAGGTTTGCAATAGTGTTAGGATGTTTACCACGTTTAGTGGTACCGTCTCCAACAGGACGTGCTCCGTCACCGGCAGCATATGACATAATAATTCCTTAATTTTAAATTTAAAGTCACAACAAAAGTAACTCCTATTAGGTACCGACTAGTTTCTCGTAAACTGGTACCACAACAAACCTATCCTAAAGCATAATATGACACAAACCACAAACCAATCAAACACCATCATCCTCAAAAACGTTGAACTAAACTGGATTAAACTCTCAGAACCTGTTGACAACTACACAGGTGACAAAAAGATCTATGAAGTCCAAGTATCTGTCCCTGAGGCTCGTGAAAGTGAACTCTCTGAAATCCGTAAAACACGCATCAAAGATGGTAAAGCAATCATCAACCTCAGCAAGAATGCTTTCCTGAAGTCAGGCGAAGATGCAGCCAAAGTTCGTGTAGTAGACTCCAACAAACTACCCCTTGATCCTAAAATCATCGGCAATGGATCACTCGGCAACGTAATGATCATGCAGTCCCCATATGAGATCAAGCATCCAAAAACAGGTAAAGTTACCAAGTCCGGTATCTCGTCTATGCTTGTTGCCGTTCAAGTGACCAAGCTGCTCAAGTACGAACCAAAACCAAAAGTTGACTTTGACTCTGCTGATACCTCTGATGTCCACACTGACCACGAAGATTCACAATTCTAAATAAGGAAACAACCCATGATAGCACCCGCTATTGTGGGTTTAAAATTCACATGACAAAACCAATTGTTCACTTTCTCCCTCCTGCTCACTTCTACACATGGAATAACGAATTCACAGAAAAAACATATGACCTTGCCAGAGTGTATGCGCTTGATCATCCTCGTCTAGGTCAAGGCGACATACGCACATCAATCATCCTAAAACATAATGAAGATGGCTCATTCGAAACTCTCAACACACACTATGTCCCAGCAAAAATTGAATCAAGCGATCAAGAACATCACATTAAAGTCGCTGAGAAAACACCTGCATGAGTGTGAGCGTGACTACGTAATCGCCAAAGCTCTGCGTCAGTACTACTGGAACAAAGCTGATGCTTCAAAACCAGTAACAACTGAAATATATTTCAATACCCTCAATAAAAACAACAGAGCATGCAAAGAAATGCTGGTTCATCTAAGAAAACTACGATCAGCCATCAAAGCTGTCAAAGGAATGTAATGACCCGTAAACTTGCGACAATACGCTATATATCATCACTACAACCAATTGAAGGTGCTGATTTTATTGAAGAGGCCCAAATTGATGGTTGGCATGTTGTAGTCAAAAAAGGTGAATTCAAAGTTAATGATCAAGTTGTATACCTAGAAATAGACTCATGGGTTCCCACAGAACTTGCTCCATTCCTCTCCAAAGGCAAAACGCCTCGTACCTTCAACAATGTACCCGGTGAAAGACTAAGAACTATCCGTCTCAAAGGATACATCAGCCAAGGCCTTGCTCTACCATACAAAGACGAATACCTTGAACATGCAGAAAAAATGGATGAATATCTTGGCATCCAACTATACGAAAAACCTGTACCAGCACAACTAGCTGGTATGCCCCGTGGTAACTTCCCGTCGTTCATCCCCAAAACAGACCAAGAGCGTATCCAAAACATTCCTGATCATGTATTTGAAGAATGGAAAAACAATATCTGGGAAATAACTGAAAAGCTTGATGGTTCCTCAATGACCATCTATCTAAACAATGGTGAATTCGGTATCTGCAGTCGTAACCTTGAGCTCAAGCTAGACCAAACAGGTAACACCTTTGTTGACATGGGAAAACAATATGAAAGTGCAATGCGTGAATTGGGGCTTAACATCGCCATACAAGGAGAACTAATTGGGCCGGGTATCCAAGGAAACCAATACGGCCTGCCAAAACATGAATACCGTGTATTTGACATCTTTGATATCAACAACCAAAAGTACTACACACCAGCAGCCAGACACAAAATGTCACTACTGCTAGACCTATTCCATGCACCTATCATCAAAAAAGACGTATCATTCAAAACAGAAACAAAAGAAAGTCTGCTTGCAGTAGCAGAAGGTGACTCCCGTCTAAACACAACAGAGCGTGAGGGTCTGGTATTCAAAAATAATGACAATAACAACTCCTTCAAAGTAATCTCAAATAAATGGCTCCTAAATGAACAATAAAAACGTAAAACAAAGTAAAACTTTCACAATATGGATTGAACTAGATGGCAGCTACGTCTACTTCGAGCATAATGAAGTCGGTGATGACTACGCAGGAGGTATGTGGTTCAAAAACAAAGAACTGATTGACTACGACGGTGTATTTGAACTACACTCAGAACTCATAGAGCTGATGGAAAAAGAAGGATTCAACATGGAATACGCAAAAGATGAGTGACGTAGAAAAATATTGGGATGCTATACGAGCTAAATGGCCCACACCACAACCCTCTTGGCATGAACTTGATCCTCAAAAACAAATAATGATTATACAATCTCTTAACATGCTGATAGCAGTAATGCAATGATAACAACCGTATGGCTAGATCCCGAAACACAGTATGAATTTGTATGTAGATACGAATGGGAAACAGAAGAGTATAATAACCCCGGCTTCAAACCGTATGTTATTTTATACGAAGTATATCTAACAGAAATAAATAACCAAGCACGACACCCAGACATCTACCACTTGCTCTCTGCTGAAACTATCCAACAAATAGAAATAGATATCACAAATGAAGCTTTACAACCTGCCTAGAAAGTCTTTCTTTACCTTGCCAGAACAACCAGAAGAACAATATTTCTTCGACCATATAGACGGTATGTACTCATACTGCCTGAACAAAGAAAAAGAAGTAATACACTTCGGAGCCTCAACAGAAGTAGAACCAGTACAATGATCGGCTACAAACTATTCCGTCAACGCAAAGATGGCTCTCTTGGGCCACTGTTCATCAACCGAAAACAACGTCTAAACCTAAACAAAATATACGAAGCAGAAGAACACCCAACAAAAGGTTACGCATTCCGCCCGGGCTGGCATATCTGCAAAGATAAATCAGCACCACACCTGTCAAAGAAAAATAGAGTGTGGGCAATGGTATGGTTTGACAAATACACCTCCCACTTACGCCCTGAGTCACAAGGAGGACTGTGGTACACAGCCAAACAAATGGAAATCCTATGCCTTACAAAGTAAACTTTGAGTTCAGCAGTGAAGAAGCAGAAGTCGGACTTGACTCTCTCCTTTCTGTCACAGAAACAGGTAGCTTAATTATCTATGGATCAACATCTGTAGGACTAAACACGCAATTCAAAGGTAAAGCACTGTCAAATGCAAAACTAGATGAATGGTACGAATGGTGTGTTCTGAACTACCAAGAATGTGTCGCCATAAGTTATGACGGTAAACAAGGACTTATGATCGGCCCCAGAGCAGATGAATGGCTATTTAACCCGGAGTATTTTGTATTATGAATAAACTAGGTCATCACAAAGACGGTTCAGGAATTCAAAACCACAGTGCAGGTGGTTTGTATCCTTGCATTCAATTCAAACAGGAAACACCTGACGGTATGAAATGGGGTCTTATCACCCCCAAAGACCAAAAAGGAACTCTCTACGAAAGCTATGAAGAAACCATTGATGCAGCAAATACATACAACAAAGGCAAGCTATGATGTTTAAACAAGCAAATACGTACATTGAAGGGGGTTATGCCCGGTGTACTGGATTCGGCACCCGTATCTACGCAATCCTCAAAATCAATACCGACGGTACAATGATCATGAAGCGAGTAGGTGACACTAATCGCGGCACATTCAAATTCCACAAAACAAAGAAAACATTCCTGTTCACAAGCAAAAACCACTTCTGGTACCAACCCGTAGCTCCTGTATGAAACACTTCCCACACAACCAACATGTATACCTCGCAGGAGGTATTGAAGGTCTCACCTATGAACAAGCAACAAGCTGGCGTCTAGAAGCAGAAACTGAACTCAACTCCTTCGATATCGATTGCCTTAATCCATGCCGCAGAGTGTCATTTGTAAGCAGCAAATCAAGGCATGCTGATGCTCGTATCTGGAAAGCTGACCTGCAAGACATTGCCTACTCCTCAGTCATCCTTGCCAACCTAAGCGAACACCTGCCCGGTAAAAAATGGGGTACTGTAGCAGAAGTAGCTCATGCTCACACCAAAAACAAAATCATTATTGTGCTGATGGATGAACACCAATTCCACCATCCATTCATCACCCAATATGCCACAGAAATTCATTACACAATTGATGATGCTGTAGAAGCAGTAAAAGAATATTTCCTGTGATAACCTTTATAGCTATGTGTGCTGCAGTTGTGTTAATACTCTGGCACTACCACAATGATGACGATGATGATTCAGGGTATCAAGGATGACACCTGTAGCAAGCATCATAGCCGTTTATATTCTCTGGTATTACATCTCATTCAAATGATCATAAAAATCTGGACTGGTATCCTTATATTCGGTGCAGTATGCATCACAGCTCAACTATTCAAACGTAAAAAAATACACATCTAAAATGCCCTATATCAACATCGAAAAACGTATTAACATGGCAGAAGGAATCCTGCCAATAAATGCAGGAGAACTCAACTACTGTATCACTCTAACATTAATAGAGTATGTGGCTCTGAAAAAACTGAGCTACCAAACTATAAATGATATCATGGGTGCTCTTGAAGGAGCAAAAGCAGAATTCTACCGCCGAGTAGCTGCTCCTTACGAAGACAATAAAATCACAGAAAATGGAGATGTATATTGTGACCGATTTTTACGACCAACAATTCCTGAAAAAATTCTTCCCTGACAAACCACGGATGTCAACTGAAATGAATAAGCAAATGGAGCGAGATATCAAAACTGAAATTGATCAATACCTTGAAATGCAAGAAATGAATGATGGTATAAGCAAAACCTTAGTAGACACAAACCTAAAGACATTTGCAGCAGCAAATAAACCACGCCTGTCTGATATCCCTCCCGTAGCATTACTGGCTTTAGGTGCTGCAATGTCTGACGGTGAGAAAAAATATGGCAGGTTCAACTGGCGTGAAACAGGAAGTACCTCCAGCGTATTCTACGATGCAATGATGCGTCACCTGCTTGATTGGTTCAACGGTGAAGACTTCGCTCATGACAGCAAAGTACACCACCTAGCTCACGTTATGGCATCCTGCGCTATTCTACTTGACAGTGAACTGCACACCTGTCTCAAAGATGATCGAGGAGACTACGGTACTGTTGTCCGTAAACCCGAAACATGGAAAGAAGTATGAAACCAATGCTGCTTCCCCGAGAACTCCCTGACCTTGACAACCTAAAGTATCCGGTGATCGTATCACCTAAACTTGACGGTATCAGGTGTCTGATGAAAGACGGTGTAGCACTCAGTCGTACTCTCAAACCTATCCCCAACAAGCATATCCAAGCATGGGCTCTTGCCAATGCAAATGAACTACACGGGTTTGATGGTGAGCTAATTGTAGGTGATCCTACCTCAAGCACAGTATACCGAGATACCAATTCCTTTGTCATGTCGCATGATAAAGTAGGTGACTTCGACTACTATGTGTTTGATATGTGGGATCAATACAACACACAGTACGATCTAAGATTGTCAAATATACACACACATGCCCCAGAACTAACTAACTTTGTAATGCTGGGCTTCAAAATATGCAATGATAAATATGACATTCTTGCATTTGAAGAAAAAATACTTGAGCTAGGTTATGAAGGCCTAATCATCCGCAATCCAGGAAGCGAATACAAATATGGTAGATGCACAATCAAAGAAGCTAATGCTTTCAAACTAAAACGCTTTGAAGATGCAGAGGCAATCATAATTGGTTTTGAAGAGGAAATGTACAATGGAAACAATGCAGAAACTAATGAACTCGGCAGAACTAAACGCTCAACTGCTAAGGCTGGCTTATCTGGCAAAAACACTCTCGGAGCGTTCATCTGCAAGACCCCTGACGGTATCGAATTTAAAATTGGTTCGGGATTTGACCAAGCAGATCGAGAGAGTTTCTGGAACAATCAACCAAATTTGCTTGGAGGAATTGTTAAATACAAACACTTCCCTATAGGGGTAAAAGATAAACCACGACATCCTATCTTCTTAGGTTTCCGTGATAAAATAGATATGTAATGGAATTACTCAAAACTGTAAAGAAAAATATTACCGGATCAGACAAACTATTTGACATCTACAAATGTACTGTTGATGAAGTTGATACGTTTGAATCTGCATCCGGCAAACAAATGATAACAGCCAAAACAGAAGGACAAACATTCAAAGGTCTGTACAACAAATGGGTCTATGATTACCTCTGTGAAAATGAAGGAGAAGAATCATTCATCGTGCTGTGGAGAGCACCTAAAGGAGACTCAATGCTGGCATATGTAAGGAGTATCTGGGAAGAACACCTGCAAAACATATACAACGTAGAAGTACCCTTCACAGACAAAGCATATGAAACTCAAAGTACTGATGCTTTCGTCTATATGTGGGTTAATACAGTCACCGACAAAAAATATATAGGCAAACATAAAGGAACCATAGCTGATGGCTATATTTGCAGCTCTCAAGACATGCTGGCAGAATACGCTGCTAATCCGAGTCATTTCCTCAGAACAGTACTAGCCTATGGCTCTGATCAGGAAATGCTGGAGCTAGAAACAATACTACTCCTGCAACTAAGGACAAGTCAATCACCTTTTTACTACAACATGTCCAACAACCTGCGTCTAAACTAGTCGGTACCTAATAGGATCTCCATGCAAAAAGCAACCAAAACAATGATCACCTTAGTTATTGAACTTAACTATTGTCCGGAAGAAGATACACTAAAATTCTTCATTGATGATGCGTTCGATAAACTACTGCATAAGAATGAATCAGTGCAAATCGTATCAATAGACCACCTATATGAGGAACTCCCCTTAAAATGAAAACACAGGCAGACTGGGATACATTCTATATGAGAATGGCCGATCTAATATCCCAACAAAGCTATGCACAAGACAGAAAAGTAGGTGCCCTCATCGTAAAGAACGGTAACATCATTTCGTTCTCTTATAACGGTACTCTACCCGGACAACAAAATTGTACGGTAAATGCCTCAGGCAGAACGCTTGACAGCGTCTTACATGCAGAAACACAGGCTATTGCCAAGGTAGCTCGATCAACTCAGAGTACTGAAGGGGCAACCCTCTACAGCACCCTAAGCCCCTGTATCGAGTGTGCCAAGCTGATAGCACAAACAGGCATATACCGAGTTGTGTACCGAGACGTTTACAAATACACAGAAGGAATTGATTTCCTGAAAAAAGCTGATGTCCTTGTAAATGAACCGGATAACCATAACCGGCTAATATCCCCGGAAACATTAAGAAGTACAGGACTCCTCTGATGACAATTAAAGTTAGAGTTGCAAGCCTCCATGACTGCGAAAAAGAAATCAAAAAGATGTTTCACAACATCTTGGCAGATTACTGTGAACGGTTTGGAGTAACCGTAACAAATACAAAAGTAAAAGAAATTATCTTTTGCCTAGTTCATTATGATGATGCAGCAATGTCTGCTGGCCTAACCTGCTATGCCGATGATGGTGCAAAAATTCTAATTCAACTTCGAGATCCCTTTCTAAGCGATTGGGAAGGTAACCCGTATACCATGACAAAGTTTGTAGGAATTCTGGCACATGAAATAGTCCATGCTTGTCAGCATCTAACAGGTCGTAAAGGTATAAAAATAAATAATTTAAAATATGACAAAACTAAAACTGAAGAAGCATATTTCTTTTCTCCTGACGAAATCGAAGCAAGAATCTTTGAAGATCCATATGCTTCGCTATACGGTCAAGACCTACTATGAGTAAGCTGAGGCTAGGCTACGATCTTGAAACTAACGGGCTGATGCCTATGGTTGACACTATCTGGTGCTTAGTTGTTGTTAATGCTGATACCAATGAAGTCAGATCTTACTCAGACCACGATGAAGACCTCCCCTCACTAGATGAAGGCTTAGCATACCTGCACACAGCAGACATTATCTTCGGCCACAACGTTATTGGATATGATAATGTTGTCCTCCAAAAGCTAAAGAACTGGTATCCATTACCTACCCAAAAAGTTATTGATACATGGATTCTTTCTTTGCTGGTGCAATACCAACGCAAACACAAGCATGGACTCGAAGGTTGGGGTACCAAACTAGGCTTCCCTAAAATTGATTGGGATGAATGGGATAAGTACACAAAGGATATGCTCAATTACTGCATCCGAGATGTAGAACTTAATGTCAAAGTGTACAAACACTTGGCAGAAGAGGCAACCAAGATCATCAAGAAACATCCTAGCTTTACTAAGGGTATGGACGTTGAAATGGAATTTGCCAAAATAGAATCTGACATCCAACATAAAGGATGGATGTTTGATATGGAAGCTGCGTGTAAACTCCTTGAAGATCTTGAAATAAAGATGCATGCTATTGAGCATACACTTGAACCTCTCATTGGAATGAGATGCATCAAAACAGACGGACTTGAAACTAAATCTCCGGCATGGCGTAAAGATGGTTGCTATACTATTGCCACTGTAAAACACTTTGGGTATTCTCAAGAGTCAGGCAAAGAAGAACGTCCTATTGAAGGGCCATACTCTCGAATCTCTTTTGAGCAAGGCAAAGTAGGGCAAATCGAAGTAGTAAAAGACTACCTATACAGCATTGGATGGGTACCTGATGAATGGAACTTTGAAAAGATCAATGGAAAGTTTGTTAAAAAATCTCCCAAGATAACAGAAAGTTCCCTTGAAAAATTAGGGGGATCAGCCATCACAATCAGCGAGTACTACACACTACGCTCCAGACAAGGAGTATTAAAAGGATGGATAGAAAGTGTACAATCATCAGCAGATAAACGATTACATGGTAAAATGTGGACTATCGGGACTCCTACTTTCAGATGTCGTCATGAGGTGGTTGCAAACATCCCTTCAATTGACTCGATCTATGGAAAAGAAATGCGATCATTACTTGTCTGCGAACAAGGAACGTCAATAGTAGGAGCTGACTCTTCAGGCAATCAGATGAGAGGCCTGTGTCACTATATCGGTAATGATACATTTACAAATGAGGTAATCAATGGAGACGTTCATCAGCGCAACGCAGATGCTCTTGGTGTCAGTCGAAAGCTTGCCAAGCCCTTCCTTTATGCTTTTCTGTTTGGCGGCGGGGCTGGTAAACTTGGTTCTATTCTTACTGGCAATACTGATGCTAAAGTCGGTGCCAAAGCAAAGGAGAAGTTCCAAGACTCGATTCCTGGAATGAAACAACTGACTGATAAATTAGAAGATGAATTCAAACGAACAGAAGAAATCTTCGGCAAAGAAAACGGATTTATCCGTGGCCTAGATGGTCGTATTGTATTTGTCAAGTCCAAACATCAAGTCTTAAACTACCTGCTGCAGACAGCTGAAGGTGTTACCTGCAAAGCTGCTGTAGTATATGCCAAACGTGAGCTACTCAAAAGAAAGATCCCACACTACATTGTACTACACTACCATGATGAATTTGCTATTGTAACTCCAGATCAATACACAGAAGAAGTTGCAGAGCTTGCAGTAGAAGCCTTCACAGAAGCACCTAAATGGTTCGGCATTGAATGTATGAATGGTGCCGCACATATTGGAAAGAAATATTCAGATGTCCACTGACAATATAGAACAAGAGCACTTTGATGTAGCCATCATTGATGCTGATAGTATCATCTATCAAATTGCATATACCCAAAAATCTCCTGCTCTTTGCCAGAAAGAAATGGATTCCAAGATTGATTCAATCATGGGCCAAACTAATGCAAGGTCAGGTGTTATTTTTATTAAAGGTAAAGGTAATTTTAGATTTAAAGTTGATCCAGAATATAAATCTCATCGTGTAGATAAAATTGAGCCTGACGTCAAAGAACGTATTGACAGTCTATATGAATATACCCGGACTTTTGCTATGGAAGCAGTTGATGGTGAAGCAGATGACTACTGTGCTATCACAGCAAGAATGGCTGTCACAGAAGGAAAAAGTTATATCATCTCTCACATAGACAAAGATCTTAACTGTATTCCCGGATGGCATCACAACTTTCGAACAGGTACTTTATACCAAAGCAACAGAGCTGAATGCTATGCATGGGTTATGCAACAAATCTTGACAGGTGATTCCACAGATAACATCAAAGGTCTGGTTAAGGTTGGCCCAGTAACAGCCAAAAAGATCTTGGATGGGGTAGCCCATAGCAACATGCTTGCGCTTGTCCTAGATACATGGCAGAGCAGACAGGGTAATGAATGGGAAGAGAACTTTATCAAGTGTGCTAACAACATTTACCTCAGGGAATACTCAGATGACCTTCGCCCGTTAAACCTAAAAGAATTAAAAGAAAGATTGGCATGGAAGACTACGGACATTGGATTGCTCTATCAGACCGACCAGAAGGAGCCTTTGGATTCATCTACTTTGTTTTCGGCCCAACAGGAAGACAATACGTCGGAAGAAAGCAACTCATAAGTGTTACAAAGAAACTCAAACCTGGATCTAAGCGACGAATCGTTACTCGCACAGAAAGTGGATGGAGATCATATATGTCCTCCTGCCGGGAACTCCTTGATGATATTGAGCTGTACGGATCTGGAACATTTACTTTTGTTATATACAAATGGTGTAACGGCCCCGGAGATCTTACATATAGCGAGGTCCAAGAGCAATGGGCAGGTGAGGTCTTATCTAGAGATGAGACACCTTTCGGGGAGCGTCTTTGGTATAACGGGAACATCGGAGCCGTTAAATTTTTGAAACCAAAATGAATAAAAGAAAAGAAAAACCACAAGAAAAACAAGAAGAATCCTATATTGAATTGAAATCAAACAATCGAGATGCGTTTCAAGCTAAGAAGGAAACAAAAGAACGAGCACACAACCGACGAAAACAATTAAGAGAGCTGCGAGAAGACCACGACTGGAATTAACATGTCACAATGGATACAAACAGGCTGTTCTAAATGTGACAGCCATGATGCATTTTCCTACAAAGAAGGCGATGAATGGGGTTACTGCTTCAGCTGTACCCGCTCATCACCGGTAGACCCTGATGCTGTAACAAGCTATACAACCAAGCAAGACTATAACATGCACTATGTAGATGAAATTGTGAGCTACACCTCACGAGGTTTTAAAGAACGCGGTATCACCAAAGTGGTAGCCGAACATTACGGAGTTAAAGTAAGCTATGATGAAGACGGTGAGATCATTAGCCATTTCTATCCTTATACTAAGGACAATGAAGTTGTGGCATATAAAGAACGTAAACTACCCAAGTCATTTGTTATCCACGGTGACTTTAAAAATGTTCAACTCTTTGGGCAAAATGTCTCACAAGGTGGGCGCAGGATTATTATTACTGAAGGCGAACTTGATGCGCTGGCGGTAGCCCAAGCTCAGTATGATAAGTATAAACGGTTTTACCCGGCAGTAGCCCTGCCAAGTGCAGCAGCCACCAAGCTAATCCTAGATCAGCGAGAGTGGCTGCGTTCGTTTGAGGAAGTAATCCTGATGTTCGATCAAGATGAACCCGGAAAGAAAGCAACAGATATTGCTGCCAAAATTATTGGCTATGATAAGGTTAAGATTGCAGTCTTACCCGAGAAAGATCCCTGTGATGTGCTGGTCAAGCATGGTAGTGATGCTCTGATGAAAGCTATCTTTGATGCCAAAGCATTCAGCCCTGCTGGTGTAGTCAAGGGTGAAGACATCTGGAACCAATACAAGGAAATGCAGAATGATGTTTCTATCCCTTATCCTCAGTGCCTTGGTAGTCTTAATGACAAGCTGGGTGGTATGCGCCAAGGGGAGATTGCTCTGTTCGCCTCAGGCACAGGCTCCGGTAAGAGCACAGTAATCAAGGAGATCGTACTTGAAATCATGGACACCACAAGTGACATGGTTGGCATGGTATCCCTTGAAGAGTCTATTGGAGACACAGCCGAAAAGTTTATCAACATGGCTATGAAAAAAACATCGTCAGACCCATCCACAGAAGAAGAACAACGAGCTGCCTTCTTAAAAGTCTTTGCTGATGAACGTCTTGTACTGCTTGACCACCAAGGTTCTGTAAGTGATGACTCACTAATTGATAAGATTGAACACCTTGCTGTGATGGGTTGCAAGTACATCATCCTAGACCACATCACTATTGCTGTATCTGAAGGAGTCAAGGGTAAGACCGGCAATGAAGCTGTTGATGCCTTCATGTCTGACCTGCTTAAGATTGTCAAGAAGCATAACATCTGGTTAGGTGTTATCTCTCACCTGCGTAAAGGAGAAAAGCCTTTTGAAGAAGGCCACATGCCCTCTATTGATGACATCAAGGGGTCGGGCTCAATCAAACAGATTAGCTTTGACATCTTAGCTTTCTGCCGTAACATGGTTGCAGCAGATGAGGTGACTAGGAACACTATCAAGCTGAGGGTACTTAAGTGCCGTAAGACAGGCCGTACCGGTGACTGTGGTAGTGTGCGTTATAATACTACTACTGGAAGACTCCAGAAGACTGAGATGGTTGATTTCGCTTAACATAGGAACTTGAATGAACCCCGTAGAATATTTAACTGAACGAGTAGGTGCTATTGTGCTAGACTCAGCTAAGATCTACAATCATGGATGCTTACTTATAGCCCATCACCCCGGGTGGGTGAATGATCTGGAAATGTTTGTAAGTGAAGCTTGGGATGTGCTGGCCAGATACTGCATCAGAAACAAGAATGAAACACATAGCGCCTCTGTCAAGCTAACCTTTGCCAGTAACCTTATCGGCAAAAGATTGACCAAACACCTGAGTATTGATGACAGCAATATCAAATCAACCCTGGCTCTTGGTGACCTTATGCTTGAATCATTCCTGCAAGAAGATCTTATTGATATCTTTCGGGAGTATGACGGGTTTAAAGCACCATACATGGTCAAGATTAGATGGCATGTTAACGGCATTAAGCCAGCATTAATCGGTACTACCTTTGAGAAGCCCTTGCCTATCAAAGGTTTAATTTCCACCATAACCAAAGAACCGTACATCAAAGGATGGAACAGCAATGAAAGGTTTATTCAATACCTTGACTCACGGTTTATTAAAGCCCTCGAAGTCTTACGCCAACAACCTTGGTGCCTTAATGAGGAAGTACTGGAAGCTGCTCGACATAACCCTCCGCAAAGTACAATTGAACTTGTGGATCCTGATGGTGAGATTATCACCCATAGCATCCACTCTGGCGTAAAGCTACCTAAAGGCACTACCCATATTGACGGTGCCAAATACCTTGGTAAGCGTGACCCCAAGCTACAACGTTTAATCTCCAAATATTATGAGTACAATCAGATCATTCGCAAAGCTGACATCATCAAACAAACAGGCTACCCTTTCTACCAAGAAATTTCCTGTGACTACCGAGGTCGTATGTACTACGCAGAATCATTCCTTGAGTTTCAGGGTAGTGATTTTGCCAGAAGCCTGTTTATGTTTGAAAATAAAAAGGTTGTCACTGAAGAAGGCTATGAATGGATGTGTATCCATGCAGCCAACTGCTACAACCAGTCTTACACTATTGATCAGCTAAACAGTATTACTTGGCTGACAACTGACTATGCAACACATCTGGAGTCAGAAGGTCTGGATACAATATCTCTGGATAAGATGACCCTCAAAGACAGGGCAGCATGGACTTACAATAATATGGAGCTTATCACCTCCTATTCGCTGCATGGTACTATTGACAGGCAAGCTGAAAAACCCTACAGTTTTCTGGCAGTATGTAATGAAATCATAAGCTATATCCAAGCAGAATTCAATGATCTACCTTATGAATCCGGGCTACCTATCCCAATTGATGGCAGCAATAACGGCTGGCAACATCTGGCAGCTATGTCTAAGGACAAACATGCAGGTGAGCTGGTGTCGCTGGTACCTACCCCTATCCAAAAGGACTTCTATGTGGCTGTAGCCAAAGAACTTATCACACTGATGCCTGACTGGTTTGCCGAGAAACAAATGCCTATGAAGGCTATCCGCAAAGGTATTGCCAAACGTGGTTCAATGACCCGCGCGTATTCAGCAGGCAAACAACGTATTGCCAAGAACATGTATGATGATTGCCATGTAGAAGGGTATACCACCAAGTACAGCATCGACGAAGATCAATGCACTCTACTTGCAGGTAACCTGATTACAGCTATCAATACAGTATGTGATGGCCCGTTAAAGACCAGCAAGTACCTCCAAAAGATTGCAGAGCATGAGCTTAACAATGACCGTACAGTACTTGAATGGACTACACCAAGTGGTTTCCCGGTGATATACAAGGCATACCTGCAGCATGAATTTAAACAACGAGGTACAATCAAAGGCATCAAAGGAAATAAAGATGGTAGAGTAACTCATGTTGTTAGGATTGACATTACCAATAAAGAAACTGGAGGTAAAGTTGCCTGCCGCAGATCCTTTGCCTCCGGTATAAGCCCTAACGTAGTTCACAGTTATGATGCTGCTCATATGGCAAATACAATTGTTGCTTTCAACGGTAGTTTTGCGGCTGTACATGATAGTTTCAGCTGCCATGCCTCAGATGTACCATTCCTACAAGACACAACCAAGATAACCTTCCAAGCTCAATATGATGTGCCAAACTTCTTTGACATCCTCCAAGACAATTTAATGCAACACAAGGATACATTCACACTACCCCAACCCAAGCTGGGCTCACTTGATCTGGCTGACTTAACCAACTCCAAATACTTTTTCTGCTAACAAGGACAATAATAAATGAATTCATACCAAGAACTAATCGCCAAATCACGCTACGCACGGTATATCCCTGAGCTATCACGCCGGGAAAACTGGGATGAGACTGCTGATCGTTGGATTACTTTCTTTAAAGACCATTATAAAGGTAAAATTAATGATCAATGGGAAGGGTGGAATGACCTCTCTTACAGCATTAAAAACTTAAAGTCACTGCCCTCAATGCGCTCTATCATGACTGCAGGTGAGGCACTCAGGCGTACTAACGTGGCAGCATACAACTGCAGTTACCTGCCTGTAGACCACCCAAGGGCTTTTGATGAGGCTATGTACATCCTGCTATGCGGAACAGGGGTAGGCTTTTCTTGCGAAGCAGCATACGTCAATAAGCTACCTGTTGTGCCAGAGCTAGTTGGAGTGGGCAGCACTATCCTAGTTGCAGACAGTAAGGAAGGCTGGTGTAAAGCATTCAAAGAGCTTATTATGGGATTGTATCATGGCAATATCCTATCATGGGATGTGTCGCAGGTACGTCCTGCAGGAGCACCCCTCAAAACCTTTGGTGGTCGTGCATCCGGGCCTGCACCTTTAGTTTCTTTGTTTGAGTACACAGTAGCTAAGTTTAAAGGTGCTCAAAACCGAATGCTAAAACCTATTGAAGTTCATGACATCATGTGTAAGATCGGTGAGGTAGTTGTTGTAGGTGGTGTGCGTCGATCTGCTATGATTAGCCTCGGAGATCTAGGTGACTATGAACATGCAACAGCCAAGACAGGAGCATGGTGGGAACAGCATGGTGAACGAGCACTGTCTAACAATTCAGCCGTGTACAACTCCAAACCCTCTATTGGTGTGTTTATGAAAGAATGGAATGATATCTACAACAGTCACTCAGGTGAACGTGGTATTTTCAATCGTGAAGCATCTCAGAATCAAGCTGCCAAGTGGGGCAGACGTAGTGCTGATGTAGACTATGGTACTAACCCATGTGCTGAGATCATTCTCAAGCCATACCAGTTCTGTAACTTGTCTACTGTGGTTGTTGAACCTGATGATACTCTGGAATCTCTGAAAAAGAAAGTGTGTATTGCTACCATCATGGGTACTATGCAATCAGACCTGACTTACTTCCCTTACCTGCGAAACATATGGACTAAGAACACAGAAGCTGAACGATTGCTGGGTGTGTCGCTAACTGGTATCTTTGATAACAGGCTTCTTCGCCATGAACGTGGACTGCCTGCGGTGTTAGCAGAACTTCGAGATACTGCCCGGGATACAAACAGAGTAATGGCAGAGATGCTGGGTATCAGCTGCTCAGTAGCTATCACTGCAATCAAACCAGAAGGTACTGTATCTCAGTTGACACAGACTTCCAGTGGCATTCATGCAGGCCATGCACCATACTACATCCGTCGTATCCGTCAAGACAAGAAAGACCCATTGACTCAATTCCTCATTGATCAAGGTGTTCCCCATGAAAATTGTGTAATGAAGCCTAAAGATACTGTGGTGTTCTCTTTCCCGCAGCACTCACCGGGATTTACCCGCAAAGATATTACTGCTATTGAGCACTTAGATATCTGGCTGGCATACCAACGGCACTACTGCGAGCACAAGCCCTCAGTCACTATCTCTGTCAAGGATCATGAGTGGATGGAGGTAGGTGCATGGGTGTACAAACACTTTGATGAATGTACAGGCATCAGCTTCCTGCCTGACGATGGAGGCACATACCAACAGGCACCCTATGAAGAGTGTACCAAGGAACAATATGAGGCTATGCAGATGCCAGCTATTGATTGGTCTCTGTTCATCGAAGAACAAGACAACGTTGAAGGTGCTCAGACCCTTGCTTGTTCAGCTAATGGTTGCGAGATCTGATATGACAACAGTTAAAATGTTTACCACTACTACATGCGCTCCCTGCAAACAAATGAAAGCAATTATGGCTGATATTGATCACACCGGAATACACCTTGAATATCTTGACGCAAGGGACGAAACAGCAGCTGTCATAAAATATGGCATTAAGGGTGTACCTTACTTTGTTATGGAGCAAGATGATGAAGTTGTAAGTAAACATTCAGGGTCAATGTCTGCAGACGAATACATGGACTGGATGAGCGATGGTGTCAGCTGCTTATCCCTCCGGTGAGCTAGCCGGTACCTAATAGGAACATGACTTTAGCTCATCTGGATAGAGCAACAGACTTCTAAGCTGTGGGTAGCTGGTTCGAATCCAGCAAGTCATACCAACAAACAACTAAAGGAAATAAACAATGACAAAACCACAACCCTTGGTTTTCCCCCTTCGTAACTTGTTTGCAGATAACTTTGTTGTCTACTACAAGACTCATGGCTATCACTTCAATGTGCAAGGCCCAACCTTCGCTCAAGATCATGAACTACTAAACGAAATCTATGACTACCTATGGGAGCAACATGACGCTCTGGGAGAACAACTAAGGCAAATGGATAAGCCTGCACCAAGCTCTTTAAAAGCTATCCTCGACATCTCTGAGGTTACTGAATGCCTGAAGCTGGGGGAGATCAGCTCAGTTATGTTTGCTGAGTTGTCAGATGACTTTGAAACACTGATAACTAATGCTCAGTGGTTGTTTGCAAACTCAGAGGAATGTGGTGGGTTGAATACCTTCATCGGAGACTACATAAAGGGCTTGAGCAAGCTACATTGGAAAGTTAAAGCAACATTGAATAGGAGTATGAAGTAATGGCTGAATATAAAAACTATAACCTCTTTGCATTGCAAGGAGATACTGAAACCACAGATATTGAGGTGTGCAGTAATCTAGGACTTAATCCATTGCTGGCAGGCACCCCTGAAATTAATGAAGCTGCTATTAAAAAAATGCACAAAGAAAATTATGATACGTATGTTAAACGCGGTTACACTGAAGAAGACGCAAGCCGTTTGTCAGATGCAGCTGCAAATAAAACCCGCAAAAAAATTAGAGCATTAATGCCCTAAAAAATAACCCCTTAAGGATTACTCCTTAGGGGGTTTTTATTTATTCTTCGCTTGAAAACGCTTTATTGTAATTGCTGACATATTTTTCATCAGCTGTTTCAACATTAATTCCAGGGGTAAAATGCCCTGTTGCAATACCAGAGCCAGCATAACTCATTTGGGCAATACCATGTTTCTTAACATCAGTGTGCTGCCTAAGGGTATCGTAGTTTCCTTGAACACTACTTGGAAAATCATTAACCCAAGAAGCAAGTTCATTTTTAGGCCCATTTAATTTTAAATGATTTTCAGCTAATTTAAATAGCTCTTTAAAGTTATTACCTTTAACGGCTAAATTAGCTACGCCATTAACCCAACCAGATTTAGTTGCTGAACTTAATACTGCCGTATCTTTTGCTACTTTCTTTTCCCAACCAGCAAGCCCCCCATACCTGTCAATATACCGTGCTTTGTATACCGGATCTTTAAGCTTGTTGTCAATTTCATCAAAGAACGCACCCATAGATGCATATTCTCCATTAGATCCAATACCTACAATTTGATCTTCAACACTGTCAAATACTCTTTGTCGTGCATCCTCATATGATTTGTTTAGCCTGCTTGCAAACTTAGCAATTTCTGGAACAGCTCTTGGAATAGCAACATTGTTGTATGCATTGCGATAAATATGCATTGTATCCATAGTTGTAATTAATGAATCATGAACAGTTGCAACTGGCAACGGAATTTTTTGATCAGCATTAACATACAACGTCATAATCTTAAGCAAGTCACCATCAGTTGATTGAATAGGCATAACACCCATTAGCCTTGACAAAGAAGATCCTAAAGGATTTTCAAAGGTATCAAACTCTTTGGTACGTCTGTTCCAAAAGAACTGTGTTCCTTTAGTTGCAGAAGGATTATTCTGCCTAACTGCTTTGTTAACGCTTGCTTCTCGGGTATTGGGTAGGCCATAAGTAGTTGACTCATAATTTCTGGCTTGAGTTAAATATTCAGTGCCTGAATCAGTCAGGTTAGTTATTGCTTCTTCTTTGGGTTTGTTAGCGTTAGGTACAAAACCTACATCAGTAGATGAATAGTACCATGTATCGCCTGTTAAACCTTTGTGCGCAGGTGTTTCATTTAATATAGCAAAACCGCGACCAATATTTTTAAGCATTCTGATAAGGGTAGGATCAATTACTTTAGATAATGTATGCTCCATAGCAAAAGAAAGATTGTTAGCTGCTTCTGCAGGAGTTGCATACAACGTAGAACCAATCAAATGTTTATCCACAAAACCCGAATACTTATCATCCTCTAGCATATCAAGTATATGTTCAAAAAACATAGACCCGTGTTTGCCGTAAGAGTGCTGCATCAATGGTGCTTTAAATAAATCAGAAGCCATTTTGTCAGGGTTAGCATCATATGCTTCATCAAAAAATTGAGACCAAGCCTCATATGCCTCTATATCTTCTCCTAAAATCTCTTTAAGAGAGCTAGTAATCTGATTCATAGCAAAGCCACGCATATCTTTTAAATTAGGATTGAATGTTCCTAATCGAGATAATGGATCAGCGCCAGCAGCTTGAGCAGCAGCATACAATGCTTGCAAAAAGATACCATTCTGATTACCGTCATCATAATTTAGTGATGTTAACCTTACTGCTTTTTGATTTTGTTTATTATCAAACGCATTTTGCAATTGAAACATATCATCCCACAGGCTCATGTGGCCCTGAGCTTCACCCCTAGGCATTCTACTTAGCAATTGAGCAATACTAGAATTAGAGTCTTCAGGGTTTTCTAGCCAAGCATTATACTCTTTACCAAGCATAGCTAAATGTTTGGCTATTGCAGGGGTATAAGCATTAATAGCATCAAGCTCAGATACCTTAGCCATACCTGGTTTTGTTACATTAGGATCACCGGAAAAAGTGTGATACTCTCTTACAGCAGATTCCATAAGGCCTAACGCCGCCCTAATAGTAGGAGATAGCGCCATAAGAGCTTTATGCCTGTCTTCGCCTTTAAGCTTAAATATTCTCCTAGCTATTTCTTTAATAGGGTTAATATTGGCCTCACCACCAAACAAATCAATTCCTTTAGCATGAGATTTAATCCCAAAACCAAGCATTTGTCGGATGCCATTTTTAGAAGCAAGAATATCAGTGCCTGCATTTAACCTAAACATTCGTTGATTTGCTGTTGAATGGGAATAAGCAGTATACCTTAATCCTCCTTGAGCTTTTGCATTATCAATGTCATATTGAATAAGAGATAACTGATTGTCAATTTCATCTCTTGCATGAGCTTCTTTGCGATCTTCAAATTTTTGTTGTTCTTCTTGATTTTTAGGATTAAAATTTCTGTCAGGAGAAACATTCCTTTTTAGTTTATTAAAACTAGCTCGATCTACCTTATGATTAGCCGCAAAAATACTTGTAGAATATCCATTCTCTTTATTAAAGTTTTTAATAATATCAGCTACTTCTAATTCTCTTTGCAAAATAGCTTTAGGTTCAAATTGTTCCGCAATTGACCCCATAATATCTTTAGTTGCTTCAGCAGCAGGATAAGTTGCACCTCTAATTGGAATAGATTTGGTAGTTAATTGAGAACCCGGTTTAGATAACATACCCCCTGCAATTTGTGGTGTAGTTGAAGAAAGCATTCGTTTATTATCACCGGACAAAGCACCAATTACTCTACTTAAATTTCTTGCAGTAGCTTTTGTTTCAGGTGTTGCGGCGTATACCCATTTACCTTCTTTATTCTTATAAGGTCTGTAACTATCACCTTTATCAATCTCAGCAAGGATAGTTGCTTCAGATAATTTGCGAGTAGCTTCGGGATCAATTGCTACACCCATTCTTTCAAATGCATTGTTCATTGAATGCATCATTGAATTAACTAAATTTTCTTTAGACATAGTACCAGCAATAGTATTACCTGAATAATCTTGGGGATCTTTGTCTTGATTGTTTCTGTTTTGAAAAGTATTAGCCTGCTCTACAGCACCTGCATTGGCAATGCCAACAATTAATGGTAAAGAAGCCATAATATTATCAGGGATGTTATACTTATCTGCAATAGCTAATCCAGCGGCAACCCCCATATAATCAGGATCCATTGACGTAACATACGCACTATCCGGGTCAAATAAATTAGCAATAGACCGTGAAGCCACGTTAGCTAATGAAGTAGCCGCTTCGTCACTCCACTTAGAAATTTGTTTTTCAGGAATGTTACCTTGTAAATAGTCTTTTTTAGGGCCAGCGGGTAGCTCAGCGGACACCTCGTTTCGAATGCCCATAATCCTGTTAGCTTGGTCAACATAACTTTCTTCCTGCATAACAGGTGCCATGTTTGCTTTAGTCTCAAGTTCTGCTTGCTGTTGCTCAGCGTACTGCTGCATAGGAATAGGTTCAGCGTCATATTGCTCGGTTTGAGGATTCCAAATAGCATTACCTTCTTCATCTAGAGATGGCTGAAACCTCTGCCTTGCGCCTAATGCCGACCGAGAAGATGCTGCTAGTTCTTCTGGCGTTGTCTCTGCAGTAATAGGGGGGCTGTTAACTACACCAATTAAGCCCTTACCTTCTGGAGAAGGAATAGGTGTATCTAATTGCGGAACATAGCTTGATAAATTAGTAGTAACGCCTTGAGAAGCAGGCATAGGTACTGCAGGCAACGGAGATGCTTCCCCAAAAATTGATCCTCGTTGTCGTGCTCTTTCAGCATTTGTCAAAACACCTTCAGTATTAACTTGAATACTTGGCTTAATTGGTAATGGCATAATTTTCCTTATTTAAAATATTTAGCTACCTCACTGGCAACTATAGGGAAGCTACCAGCTAGAGGAGCAGCCCTGACTAATGATTTAACACCTTTGGCGGTATCGCCCATTGAAACATCAACAGCACCACCAATTGCTTTCTTGGCCCATGCTGCTTGCGGTGATATACCTGTTGCTTTAGACACGCCCCAAGCAAGTGGATCTGTAGTAATGTTTGGGCCTTTACTTGTTGGGTACAGCGGAGATAAGGTATCTACTACTTTTTCAAATTGACCCAGCAAACCAGACGCATTTAACGTGCGTTGGGCTTGTTTTACTTTTGTTTTAATGTAAGGATTATCTTCGCCATATGCCAGCATATCTTTAAGCATATTCATCAAATGACCTGTAATTAAAGTTGAAACAATAACACTAAAAGCTTGATACCTCATACCAGCATTGCCATTAAGTATGTAATCCCGGTACAGGCGAGGTAAAATAATTGCATGTGCTGCTGCCATAAATCTACCCATTGAAGTAACTAACCTTAGCCTGGGATCATGAAAATATTTAGGTAAATTATGAGCTTGGGGGTTAACTACTTTAGAATCTACAAAATTAGATAAAGAAGTTTTTATATTCTCATTAAGATATTGAATTCTTTCATCTAAATAATTAGGCCCTTCAATAAAATCTCGGCTTAATGGATTTAAATCAGGTGCTATATCAAGTATATCTAATACAGCATTAATATTCATTCCATACTTTTGAAGCTCAGTAACTGCTTGTTGCTGCTCCTTAGTCAACCCATTCCCCGTTGCAAATGCAACATCTCTCTCAGCTGGATTTATGCCTTTTAAAAGGCTCAAGTGAGTAAGCATAACATCAGCGCCTACAGACAAAGCTGCAAGCCTTAACGCATCTGTTTGCGCTTCTAAACCAATTACCCTGACAAACAAACTCATTGCTTTTCGTTGGTTAACATCATCATGCTCAAATTTACTTTGAGCGTTATAGCCAGCTTCTTTAAACCCTAATTCATGAAACAAATTTCTGTTAAACTGACGCTGATATAGCTCTTCAATTTTATTTTGAATATTTTGAATGTCTTGTGGGCTGTTATTTTCTTTGTAAAGATCCTCATTTAAACGATCTAATTCTTTTTGTATTGTTAATTTAGGAATTGACCTAAGAGCATTAATGCCTACCAAAGAAGCAGTAAAGCTGCTAAAAGAAGTTACTTCGCTTTTAATTTCTGATGCAAGTTCTTTTACATAAGTTGAAACTTGTTTGTTTATATGTTCTGCTTGGGTTCCAAGAACGGACATAGCAACTTCTGTTTGAGAAGACAATGCTGCTTTCCCTAATGAAGAAAGCATTGCAAGAACGGTAGTCCACCCCATAATTTTCTTATAAATTGGGTAATCATCTAATGAATGAAAATTACCATTTTGAATATCTACCCATGCCTTTACCTCTGTTGCTGCCTTATTAAAAGACTGCCTAGTACTTGGTTCTTTTGGATCTCCAAATTCACCGTTATCAAAAGCTTTAACTAACAATTTACCTATAACTGAACCCCCATCTCCAATATATTTCTTCCTCATAATAGCGCTAGCCATGTGGTCTTTAATAGAATCAATATTAGCAAATGTATTATTTTGAAACAAATGAGCTAAAGCAGGGTTAGTAAATGCGCCTTGTTTTGCCATAAAATCTCGAGCAACAGAGGCTTTAGATTTATTACCTGACAAAATACCATCAACTGCGTCGTTTGCTTCTAATGCCGTGGCTCCTGCACGAATAAGTTCACGAACTACTAGGGGTCTATTTGCTTGAAATTCTTTAGGATTAATTAATGACGCCTCAAATAAAGCATTGGTGTTAGACACAATGTTCATAGGAACACCACTGACAGAAGCATCACGCATTATTTCCATACGTGTATCATCAGTAGTATCTTTCCAATTCTGCAATATTTTATTTTGCAAAGTATCTTCTGGTAATTTTTCGTTTTTTGACCAATGAGAAGCCCATGCACTTTGTACTAAAGTGTTAACTGTTTCTTTGTTAACGCCTAATTTACCTGATAGCACATCAGGGCCATCATACATACTTGTCCATTTACCAACAAGATTTTGAGAAAATTTAAAAGCAGAAGCTCCAGGTAATACTTCTCCTCCCATAATAGCTTTGGCGTAACCAAGGTATTTATTTACCGTGCCATTTTTACTGATAACATCTGGAATAGCACTATATTGTAGTTGGCGCAACAACAAACCAGGATCTTTAATAAGTCCTTTTGTTCGTTCCCAAAAAGAAACGTTAGATGGGGCTAAATCATTTATATTGTTGCTTTTAAAATTAGGGCTATCATAAGCTGAGCTTCCTTCTTGGTCAACCATATTACTAATATCTAGATAGCCACCTTGGTTATTCCTCAATTTATCATAGTTGTCTGCCTGAAATTGCTGCACTTGACTGGCATTACCTTCAAACATTTTTTTACCATCAACTAGAGAGTGCCATTGTGCTGCATCTTTTACCATGCTAGGTGCATGTAGTACCCCTGCCAAACCAAAGCCTCCTGCAGCAGCATTTAGCAATTGATCATAATATCCTTTTTCATATTTATAATTAGAGTTTATATCACCTGATTTAGCAACAATTTCAAGCCATGTTTGTGTAGTTTCGGTTCCTGCTTCTGTAAGACCTTTAGCTGTTAAAACACCAGCTCCTCTTGCCATAGCTGAGGCAGAGGCGTATTGAGATCTGGCAAATTTTTCTCCAAATTCAGCAAGAGCCATTACTTCTCGTTTAGTTGCAGAAGCTAGTAATTCTTTAGCAGCTGCTAATGGAATACTTTTTGCTGTGGCAACTCTTGTTGCAAGCTCTTTAAAACCTGTAGTAGTAAAAGCGTTTATCCCACGACCTAACGATACGTGCAAACCTATTTTGTCAAGCGCCGAGGCAATTACCCCGGCTCCATAAGCAAGAGAAGAATTCTTTTTGTCTTTGGGTTGATCATGGTAATAAGCTCCAGCGTTAATAAGCCCCATTGGGATTACTGAAAGAACTGCAGCTGGTGCACCAACACCAACTAAACTTACAGCAGCAATACCTGAAGCAGTAACACCTGCAACATAAGGGAGCATACTACCAAGATTATTAAAAACCCATTGGCTGGTGTCTTTTACAGTGTTCCAAGCACCTTGTTCTGTGCTGATGTCTGTAAAATTAGAAAGAGTAGAAGGTAAATCACTGGCCGCTAAGTTAAAATAAGTAGCTGCATTTTTACCCCTATTTTTTAAAAAATCCCACTTAAGATCGTCTCCTACTTGCTCAATATAACCACCCATACCTTTCATAATAGAGCCATACCAAGTGTTAACCATAGCATCAGTAAACTGATTATTAGACTGATTCATAATATTACGATCAGAAGGTTGGAAATTAACTCCTGCTACATAGTCCGGGGTTGTTGCAGCGTAAAACAATTCTTCACGCGCAGTATTCAATCTTTTTGTCAGCAAAGCTCGAGCTGACTCAGGTAAATTAGGTTGGTTTAATTGTTCTTCAACTTCTTTAATTTCTTTGGCAGCAGCATTGCTTCCTACATTCCCAATAGATTTTTTAAAGGCTTCATATTGGTCAGGAGATTGGAGATTCATCCTTGCCCTGTATTGAGGGGTGTTAGTTGCAATAGACTGCTCAAGTTCTTTTCTTCGGTATTGATTAACTAGTGCTAATGTTGGGTCTTGAGCAGCTAGCTCAGGAAACAATCTGGAGTAAGAAGAAGTAAGCAACCGAGCATTAATATCTGTTTGCGGAGTAAATTGATTTACATCAGCTAAACCCGTTTTTACTGCAAAAGTACTTGCCTTTTCACCTTGAGGTGTTTCAAGTTCAACAGATGTTCTATTATACCGAGCGCTACCTTGTGGTTTAACAACATTAAAACCTTGCGCTGAAAGAACACGAGGTATTTCTTGAGCTACGCCTTGATACCCCGGAGGAGTAAATATTCCTTTTTCATTGTGGGCAATTTCAGGTGCGTTGTATAGTGTACGACCTGTAAAATTTCCTACCGTAAATGTATCAGGATCTTTCCATTTAATAGGGCTGTCACTAATTTGGCCATACATGTTTACAGCAGTGTTTTTTGGTTTTAAACGTTCACGTTCTGCCATTACCTGCTGGTATGCAGCCTCAAAAGTATCATCCATATATTTCCTTTATTTTGATTTACCCCGACTTGGATCAATAACAAATTGCATAAAAGGTGATCGACCCTCAACAGTAAAATTAGTTATCCTTTGAACAAGCTCAGGATTATTTTTCTGGAGTTCATCCCATTCAGCTTTCTTTGTTGCATAAGCAATATCTACAGGTAGTGTTTTATCTTCTCTTTTAATATTTTTAATAAAATCAGAAAACTTACCTATCTCTTCTCCTTTTAATACACCTGGTTTATTTGCACCTAGCAAAGTTCGTGTAGGAACAGCTGTAAAATATTTTGATGTATCAGAAGGGTGAGTTGCAACAATAGCGTTGCCAAGAAATATTTTGCGTCTACCGTCTGGATTAACTTTTATATCATCACCCATTTTTTCAATCATTGATTCCGTGTTTTGAACAGCCAACCCCATATCATATGGGTTATTAATTAATCCTGGAATTTCGTAAATCAAAGGAATATAATGAGAAGCAATGTATTCTCTATCAATAGCTTTACCGTCTACTGTTTTAGATGAAACCATTTTAGTAATAGTATCAATTGCAGTATTAATTCGCTGACTGTGAACCTCGGTAGGTTCAAGGCGAGTAGCATCAATATCTTCTGATTTACCACCAGGTTTGAGAATTCGAATTGTATTATTAGGAGAGAATTCGCCCATATACGTTTTACCAGTATTAGGATCTGTAAAAGATTTTTGAACACCCTTTTGGTCACCAAATTGTCCTAGTGGAAGGCTTAATTTTACCAGCGCAGGTTTACCGTCTTTATCCTTACCTACATCATTCCAATGAGCATTGCCTTGTGGATCAATGCCTGCAAGAATAGTCCGAGTACTGCCATCAGATTCTGTTACAGTAATTTCTTTTAATGTTCTTTTCTCTGCTGCTATTGTCGCTGCTCTAATTGTTGCCCCTGCAGCCCGTCTACCTGCATCAGAAGGATCTAACGCGTACATATTACCTAGCAACTGAGCTTGCTTGTAATTGTTTCTCATTTCTAAACGTTGTTCGTCTGGTGTTTTACCCACAAGAGGTTTAGTAATAAGTTTATATATTTCTGGTCGATACCTAGGTTCCATGTTTTTCAAGGTAGCTTGAGCTGCGTCATGATCTTTTTCAAGTTGAGCTTGATCTTCTCTGGTTAAAGCTCTAGATGCCTTTAGATCATCTATTTTTTCTTTAAACCTTTGAGCATCCAACGTTTGCTGATGCCTAAAATCAAGGTTAGCTTCTTGTGAACTAAGTCTACGATCAAGTGCAGCTTCTTGCGCGGCAATTGTTTTGTCTTGCCTTTCATTTTGAGCATCAATTATTTTGTCTTGCCGTTTATCCAAGGCTGCTTGAGCATTACGACGATCTGCATTAGCAATAACATCTTTAGCTGCATATTTTAAAGACCCCCCAACTGTAGAACCAGTAAGCATCCCCCCTGCTGCAAGAACAGCAAATCGCGTTAAATCTTGTTGAGAAAATAAACCTGTTTCTCCAAACAAAGAAGCTAATGATTTTTCAAGAAAGTTTTTAGGTTCTTTTTGAACAGATGCTTCTTTAATTAAACCATTAATACGATCTTGATTTGTCTGGGAAAATGAAGATACTGCTTTTTCTAAAGCGGCACCAGACAAACCACTTGCCCCCGAACCAATACGTAGATCAGAAGAATTAGCAGGAATTAATTCGTATTTATTAGGTACAGCAGGGGTATCAACTACCGGTACAGAAGGAACTGGAACAGAAGCTGCTACCGGAGCTGGGGCGGGAACAGCTACCGGTACAGAAGGAACAGGAGCCGCTACAGGGGTAGGAAGAACTGGAGCAGTATTATCATTACCAGCTACTATGGGGGGAGGAGCTATCTCATTACTAATATTAAATACTGGTAAACTTTTAAGATCCGCAGCAGGAGGCACTTCTGTAGCAGGCACTACTGCTGACACCGCTTCATCAGGCACCGCTGCTGGTACTACTGCTGACACCTCTTTAGCAGGCACCGCTGCTGGTACATTTGCAACTGTAGAAACGGGCGGTGCATTTACAGCATTAATAAGTGAATTAAGATATTCCTCATTATTTTCACCCTGTAAAATTCCAGCATTCCAAGCATTTCTGCCTTCTGCAGTACCCATTTTTAATTTTTGAGTAGGAGCATCACTCGGATGCCATTGGCTTAATACTTGATTAACCTTAACTTGTTGAGCAGGAGTCAATGCTTCATACCTAAGATCCGATTCTACATTTAACGGGGTAAATACAGATGCTCTTCTGCCTTCTGAGCTTAACATGTCTGAAGGTTCAACTGCTAGCTGGTTAGCAGAAAGAGGAACCGTGTCTATTCCATCTGCATACCCCGGAATATCACTTCTGCCACGATTAAAATCAGGCATACCCTTAGCACCTTGCTCATAGCTTATTGCAGGTACATCAACTGTCCCATGTGAGTACCCTCTTCCTTCAGCCACCATCCTCCTGATAGCTTCTTTATTCTTTGGATCTTGTGCAGCTGACTGAGGAATCACTGCTTCACCGGGGGTCAACATAGCAGGTACTGTATCTGTTGGGCTGGGTTGAGGAATAGCTTGCTGTTTAGGCTGCTGAGTACGGCTGGCTAATGGTGACTTCAAATCTTGGAGTTTAGCTTGGTGTAGCTGTTCTTTGTGACCCAGCTTTTGATTGGCACCACCAGCTGCTTCTTGAAGTTTGATCTCATGTAGCTCTTGTTTGCGAGATTCTTCTCTCTCCATCTTAGCACTCTCGCGAGCTTCCTGAGCTTGTAGCTTCAAAAATTCGCGATGTTGTTTTCCACTGAGTGGTGCATTCATCTTATTTTCCTTTCACAATTTTACTTGCTGCAAACAATCCAAGAGGGATTAATGCGGCTGGCCCAAGTGCTGCCATAGCTGCAGGGGCTGCGGCACTCATACCTGCTCCCATGCCACCTGCTACTGCTGGCGCTGCTGCCATCATGCCGCCTGTCACAGCCGCTTCTGTACCGGCAATAGCGGCTCCTGTTGCAGCTGCTGGTGCGACTGCAAGAGGTGGTGCTGCTAATGCTGCCATAGTAGTTGTTGCCCCTTCCATAGGAATAGCACTGGCAGCAAGAGGTGCAGAGGGTGTTACTGCGTTAATATACGCAGCCTTACCTGCATCCCACATAGCAGGAGCTTTATTTATTACTGCACTCTGAGCCATGCCCAACATAGGATCTGGAACACTACGGGCTGGAGGTGGAGCTTGCTCTTGTGAAGGTTGAATACTTGCTGCTAATGGTGCGGTAGGGGTAGGGTTAGTCCATGCCCACGGATCGTCTTGTTGTGCCATATATTTCCTTATTGTTGCTTATGTTATTGGTATCCACTACCACTACCAATATTACCACTACTTTCACTACCCATACTCTCTACGCCTTCGCCCCCATAACCTCCTCCAGCTTCATATGAAACATTAGCTAAAGGTGATACTATTGGTGTAGCAATTGCAGGCTTTATAGGAATGTTAGGAGGAACAAATGAAGTCATAGGAGATGCCATGTCAGAACCTCCTTTACCACCAACAGCAGGAGTTGCCGATGTGTCTTTACCAGCAAACATATTTGAGTAGGTATTTGATCCGGTACTTTCAGGAGCGCTACTCAATGGGCTGGTGCTGGCTGTTCCTTTACTGCCTCCAGAAGTATCTCCGGGCATTGCAGAAATAGCACTTGTTGCTTGTTGTCCTGCCATAATTACTTACCACCCGATGTTTGCTGCTGTCGTGCGGGATTACCATAGATAGTAGACGCATAACGTTGCAATGCCTGCCAAGGAGCATCAGCCTGTTGTTGATTAATAGTACGCTCCTCAGAGCCAAGTTTAGCCAAAGAACTGGCAGCATTAGTTGCAAGGCTCGCACCGGCACCTACGCTGGAGCCAAGACCAGACTCTGCAGTCATTCTATTAGTAAATCCTTGTTGAGCTGCATCACGATCAAGTGTGGCAAACTGTGCTGAGGTAGCTGCGTTTTGAGCGCCTTGAGCTACAGCCTGACGAGCAGAGCCAAGGGTACCTCCAGCACCGTATTGGGTGCCAAGAACAGAAGTCTTCCCTTCAGCTTCAAGGATAGCTTTATCTTTGAGAGCAGTAGTGTCATACCCGCCTGATGTAGCTGCAGCAGTTAGTCTCTTCTGTTGATCAGCTAAGGTATCCATACCTGCACCAGTGCTTGTGGCAATAGCGTTAGCGCCAGCACCAAAAGCTTTATTCTGGTTGGCAGTTGCACCAGCTACTTTGCTGAGTTGACCGCTGCCATATAAAGCTTGAGCTTGATCCCCAACATTTTCCAGGTAGGGTCTGGCCCACTCAGGAATAGTAGGGGTTGCTGTTTGTTGCCCTCCGCCACCGCCGTAATGCTTGGTGACCTTTAGTTTTTTAATTCTCATATATTTCTTTCTATAGATCCTTACGCATTACTACATAAGCTTGTTTAAATCCGGGTACATATTTAGGAAGTACCTTTGCCCATCCCTCGCGGCCCCATTGCTCGATGCTGATACATCCCTGTTGTTTGGCAAATTCTTCTACCACAGGAAACATCTTAGATTGTTCTTCAAAGTTACTACCTGCAAACAGAATAATATGGAGGGTTTTATGTTGGAGATAGTTGAGTATCTCGGTTAATCCTGCACCAGTAATTTTATCATCCTCAATAATAACCCAACACTGAGCAACCCGTGTAAGGATCTTAGTCATGTAGTCTGTCATTGAAGACTCGCCTTGACCTGTCTCTCTTGCTTTTGAAAACAATGGGGCAAGAATAGGCCAGTGTTGAAGAGCCTCTTCAGGGGTTGCTAAGTGCATTTTCATGGGGATGTGGGCCAGATTATGTTGAAGGGATCAGGTTGAATTGGTATGTCTCTGAGTTGTTGACGGTAGTCAGCCCATGCTGCTTTAGTTGTAATAGATACGTCTGGCATTTGAGTCCAATCTGAATCAGCAAGGAGTCGATTACGTTTTAACTTTACAATAATCCATTGTTCAACATTTTTAGTTTCATTGCTACGTTGATCAACCCAAGAAAAAGATTCATTGCTCCACTGCATGTAGTTAGGTTGCCTTGTTGATTTAAGCAATGATTGTTCTTCTGTATAATAAACAATTTTATTATTTTTTATAAAACAAGTTAAAGATGTACCAATACCTTCAATAAGGTTATCGCTGTTTGTTTGTTGAAGAGCAAGATCTTCGTCCTTGCAACATCCATAGCGCGTAACTTCGCCAGTCAATTCATTATAAATTAAATAATTTTTCATATGTTTGCTTGATATGTAGAGGTTGTGCCACTATACGCAGGTGAAAATGCAGTATGGCTGCTGCCTGACGAGTTATAAACGTATGGCCCGGATGTAGCTGCTATTGAAATAGAATAGCTTCCAACAGGAAAATTTAATGGTACTGCAAAAGATAATGGAATTTCTGTGCCGGGGCGATCAGTTGCTCCAATAATTACCATTGGATTATATATCTCTATAGTTCTGCTAAAAAGTGTAGCTCCTGTTCCAGAATTTTTTACATAAAAAGTAAGTTGAACAAGATAAGAAGCTGACCCGTAAGCTGAACCATTATTATAAAAAAATCCAGAAGACATTGCAATTATTCTGCTGGCTTTTGATACAGAAAAAGTTAATAATGTTGTTTCAGATGAGATATCTGATTGATTTGAAGAAGACAAACTGGAGTTAGCAAAACCGTTTAAGGAAACATTAGTTCCATCAAATACCATATTTGTAGTTGAATTACCAAAAGCAAAATTACCGGAGCTATATAAGTGACTACCTGTTCCAGTCATAGTAGTTCCACTTAAAGCAGGGGAAGAACCAACACTCAAATCACCGGATGTAATTGTACCTAAATTAGCACTAATTGCAGATAAATTAACTGCATTAATCTTATCAGCATTAACATATTTTATATATGCGTTATCTATATACACGCCGGGAGGTACTGTTACATTACCAATTGTTTCAGTAGTTGTGTTAACAATAAATGGAATTACCGGAGTAATCCCCGGCCCACTTGGGCTGGCAATAGAAAATTGATCTGCTCTGACAATAAACGAACTAAACGGAGTTGCATTATTAGCTGTAGAAGCCAGACCAAATCCTGATACGTATCCGTTAGTATCAATCTTAACTGAATATTTAGAAAATAAATTACCTGTTTCAGTTGCTCGGGTTGAAGCTTCGGTAGCTATAGCTGTAGTATTAGTTCCTACTGTGCTGGACAGAGTGGTAACGGTAGAGCTAATTGCAGAGTCATTTGTTGCTCTGGTAGTAGCTTCAGAAACAATAGCTGCTGTATTAGCTGCGATACGACTGTCATCAGTAGCTACCCAAGCAGTGCCTGAGTAGCGGTATGCTTTGTTGTTATCATCAGTATCAAACCACAAGTCACCTGTAAGCATGCCCGTATTTGGTTCTGTTGTTTGGCTATAATTTTTATTTTTACCTGCAACAGTAGACGTCAGGGCACTTACAGTAGAGCTTATTGCTGTATCGGCTGAAGAACGAGTAGTAGCCTCCGAAGTAACTAACGCTCTAACAGCAGTATCATTAGTATTTATTGTGGATGTAAGGGTAGTAACTGTGTTACTCAAAGCAGTATCTGCATTAGCTCTTGTGGTGGCTTCAGTTGTAATTAAAGCTTGTACAGAGGTGTCATTACTTGTTACTGTTGAAGTAAGCGCAGAAATAGAACTTGCTAATGCAGTATCTGCTGTACCTCTTGTTGTTGCTTCATTAACTATTAACCCACGCACGGTTGTATCATTTGAGTTAACAGTTGATGTTAACGCAGTAACCGTGTTACTTATAGCAGTATCAGCCGTAGAACGAGTAGTGGCTTCCGTTGAAATTAAAGAATTTACAGCAGTGTCATTGTTAGTTACTGTTGAAGTAAGTGTAGCAATAGAGGTACTCAACGCAGTATCTGCAGTGGCCCTTGTAGTAGCTTCTGAGGTAACAGCAGCTGCAGCGTTAGTTCTGTCTGTGTTAACTGTAGAAGTTAATGCTGTAACAGAAGTGCTCAGGGCAGTATCTGCAGTGGCCCTTGTAGTAGCTTCGGCAACAATTGCTGCATTAGTATTGGTAAGATTAGTATTTACCGTTGATTGCAAGGTAGTAACTGTAGTGCTTATAGCAGTATCAGCATTAGCTCTTGTAGTGGCCTCAGAAGAAATAGCCGCAGAGTTAGTTGCAAAATTGCTGTTAAGCGTAGTTATTTGGCTTGCAATAGCAGCGTCTTCGCTGACTCTGGCAGATGTTTCAGTTGTGATAGCTGCTGCATTAGTTGCAATACGTGTGTCGTCTGTTGCAACCCAAGCTGAACCTGAATATCGGTATGCCTTGTTATTGTCATCTGTGTCAAACCACAAGTCACCTGTAACTAAATCTGCTGAAGGAGCACTAGTCTGACTATAACTTTTATTTTTAGCATTTGCAATAGCAGCTACAGTTGTAATATTATTAGCATTAGCAGTATCAGCTGTAGCTCTGGTTGATGCCTCGCTTGATATAGCAGCAGTAAGTGTACTGTTGTTAGTAGATACTGTTGATGCTAAAGTCGTTCTGGAGGTAACCTCTGCAGCTAATCCACCTTCTGTAGTTGTTACACGAGTATCAAGGCTTGTAATTTGAGCAGCTTGAGCAGCTACTGCTTCACCAAGAGAAGCGTAATCACCAATCTTTTGCCAGTAAGTTGTATTAGTTGGTAAATTACCTGTTGTTGTAGACAATGCTCTGTACAAACCACCACTATATTTTACAATAGCGCTGGCAGCATACGTTGTTGCATTGTTGTAATCAGGTGTACCCGACAATGTTGCAACATCTGCTTGTATAGTTGAAATTTGAGCATCAATAGTAGCTACATTAGCAAGCCTTGCATTAGTTTCAGTAAGAATATCTGTTTGGCGAGTATTTGCTTCAGCAGCAACTGCAGCGGCTCTGGCTGCAGCTTCTTGTGCAACCTTATAAGAAACACTTCCTACTACCGCACCATCCGCATCAATCAAATTAATTCTTGTACCTAAATCTGCATACAATTGAGACTGAGTAATAGAACCTGTCAAGGCAGCAAGCATAGCTGCTACTCCTGTAACAGCAGAGTCACCATTATTAATAACACTAATAGGTACAATCAAAACATCTAAATCAATTGCTGTACCCGGATCTATAGCCCAAGTACCTCCTGCTGGTTTTACTTCTCCTGTGTAAAATTTAATTAATCTGCCGCCAAGGTTTGAATAAAACAAAAACTTAGTAGTAGAAAATCCAGTTGTAGCATACCAAGTATAATCAGCGGGATTTACACTTTCAGTAGTTGAAGCTGAATTGTATATTCCCCAGTAAATTTTATTAGTTGGTACATTTGATAACCCAGTTCCAACGTTATCTGTTGCATACTTAATGTGTATATACCTGTTAACGTATGGTATACCTACTATTGGGTCAGTAGATACATTAGTTGAACTTGTAGAGGTAGCTGTTGATGACGAAGTTGCTTCTGCGTTGCCTAAATAAATTTGATAAAGAAAATAGTCTAACGCTTCATTACCCGTAATTGGTGGGTTAATCATTTTACCTCCTGTCTGCTGGTCTGGCGTCTATTGCAAATGTTGCAAGTCTCCAATAATCAGTTGCTGTTATTCGGTAATTCATTACCCTACCATTAACTCGTGGATCTACTTTGTAGCCCTGTGATTTTTGATTGTTAGGTAGAAATGTAAATGTGTCTTTAAGATCAGGATCATCAACTGATAAATCAACGTTATCAACATAATTATTTTGCCCGACTACCCTAATAATTATATTAGAGTCCCCTGGTACTTGATCAAAGATAGGGTAAATTGCAGTAATAATTGAGCTGCCAGTAACGTCACCTGTATTCAATTTTTTCTTTTCAAGGTAGGAAGAATAGGCAGCAAGTGCAGTACCATTCCACATAAGATAATTACTATCTGTTACCAGCGTTTGCGTGGTAGTAGTTGTCATATACAAAACTTCTTTGGCATACTGAAACGTTGAACCAACATTTTTAGGGCCAAGGAAAGCGTAAGTATTGTTTACCAGTGATCGTTTAGACCATGTATTATTTTTGTATTGATAAATAAGTGCTTCAGTACATACTGTTGCGCTACCTTTAGGGTAGCAGATCCAAATTTCTTTGTTGTAAATATTCTTGACAACATACACCTTATCTAGATAACTCTTATTAAGGTTATCAAAGAAATAACTTTTAATTCTAAACTCAGCAAGTGATTGAATACTGCCTGAACCATTATGGGCGTAGATGTCATTCTTATCAACAACAAAATGGAACCCATCAAATTCACATACACAGTCTGTGTTTAAAATACCATAAGACTTGGAATAGTTTATTACCCGAGTAGCAACCCCAATAGATAAAATACTGATACTGTCTGACGAATAAACAAACATGTTGCCTTTAAGATCCAGCATATCTAGAATAGGGCTTGTTGAGCTGATTTCAAATTCATCTGCTGTGTCGGTAGTTAATCCGGGAAGCCATACATTAGGAATAGCACCTGTCCCTGCCTGTACCGATATTCGGATAGTACCCGGAGCACTGGTTACGGTTGACCCTTCTGTAATAGACAGATTAGCTGCTACCAATGAGTAATTAAGAGACTTAACAACTTTAGCAGTTACAGTCAGGCCTTCTGTATAGTTCCACCCGGGTAATGGCTGGAAGGTTGTTCCTGCTACCGGATCACCATACAAACAATATAACGGTGTTGATTTACCATTATTAATGACAACGCTGTATCCGCCATTAAATAGTGTAGCCTGCCAATCACTGCTTGAGTACTGATCAGCTGCAGAGTTAAGCATAACAGATGAATTACCCGCTGCATCTACTCTGACTGCGTTACCATTTCGAATAAAAATGTTATACCCTTGGTCAGGCCGCTTCCAATGAATACCAAAGTCAGGAGCTACTGTAACCGTACGGCCCAATGCTTCTCCTGTAATTGTTTCTGCTGCATTGTTATTGAACCGCACATTCAAGCAGTCGGTGAATGTGTTCATAGGGACTAACATAGCAGGGAGGTCTGTGTTCAAACCCCCTTGCCCTAAATCTTTTATTTGCTCTGCCATGTTACTCCTTTAATATTTAAATACCTTCCCTGTAGAACATCTTAACAAGATCACCACAGATGTCTGACCGGACAACATCATCCAGCCCAAATTCAACAACAGGGATATCAATGCTATTCCTGTTACACATTTCTACAAAGCGCATAATAGCGCTGCCACTACCAACGTCTGACTGGGAGGCATCACCCGAAAGAACCATTTTACTATTTTCGCCCATGCGAGTTGTAATTGCTTTCAGTTCTTCCATTGTAAAGTTCTGTACTTCTTCTACCAGCACTAACGATCGTTCAAATGATCTACCCCTGATAACTTCAAGGGGAACCATCTGAATAGCTTTCTTAGAAAACAAGTAGTCATACTTAGGTACCCCCAACTGTCTGTTCAGAACACTTGTCACGGGCATAAGCCAAGGTGCAAGCTTCTCTTCAACAGTACCGGGAAACATGCCCAATGAAGTACCAACACCTACATTAGCTCTGCTCAGGATAATGTAATCATATTTCCCTGACAAGAATAATTGCGCTACCTTTGAAGCACTGATAAACGTTTTACCAGTACCTGCAGGGCCAATAGCAATTGTAATAGGGAATTTATGAATTGCATCAAGCAGTAATTGTTGTGTTTTGTTTTTTGGATTGATATGAAATGAACGGTCTTGAGAAATTCGTTCTTGTTGTTGTTTTTGATTTCTTTTCAAAATGATCCCTTAAAATAATAAACATTCTGCTTGTCTGCGCAGCTCAAGCCCTTTCAGAACTTTACCACCACCTCGTGTCCAGAGCATTAATTGTTCTTTACTTCCTTCCCAATCTTGGGAATTTATTTTACGCCTAAGGGTAGACGATTTTAACCTACCAACACCAAGGTTGTAAGTGAAGTCAACAATAGCATTAAGTTTATCTTCTGATTCAATTAAACGGGGGCATAGACTTAGTACGCCCGGTAAATAGGTATATTGTAGCTCATGCATCAATAACTCTTTTGCTTGCACAACAGAGATAGGTAAGTCTTTTAAAGTTACCTTTAAACCATTGCTGTAATAGGTACTGCCATAGCCAATAGTAGGTACTCCTGCAGGACACAAGTAAGGGTTACTCTTAAACCCTTCAAATGTTTTGCACAGTAAAAAAGCTTTGTTTAGGTTCATTTCTATTAGGTACCGGCTAAACGTTGACCCCATGACCTCTTAGAAAGTCAAGAAGAACATACCCGGCACCAATAAAGAATGCCCATACCAAGCCAATTAAAGTTTTCTCTATGATTGCTTTACGTAGCTCAATTGACTGAGCTTCTTTTTGTATAGCCATCTTGACCCATCGCTCTTCGTCTTCAGATAGTGTAGAATTTCTTTTGGTAAGTGCTTCAACAATACCGGCTATAAGTTCTTTGCGTTCTTCTGATTGCATTATTTACCCCTTTTAAATAGGGCGCGGTCAGCAAGATAAATACCGAGAGCTGCACTACATAACATCCAACCATTATCGTCTAGTATCCAACCCATATTGGCAAAGTTAATAGTGATCATTACAATGGCCCATGTTGCAACCAGAGGCCTGATAACCCCATTCCATGCATCAATAAACCAAATACCTACTGTCTTGGTAGTGCCTTTAACTGCTTCAAGCCAAGCATCTGTTTCAATAACTGCTACATCTGCATTACTCTGCTCCTTTACTACTTGAATATTAAGACTTGCCTGAGTTTTCATAGACTCAAGATTACGCGCATGTGCTTCTGCGTCTAGTGTTCCATGAACTTTGAGTAGTTCAAGCTCATGGATATTATCTTGTCGTTTGTTAATAAAAGAAGATATTTCCCCCCATAACATTCGGAAGAGTGACCCTCCTAAAAACGATATTAGTGCTGATATCATTAATCCCTCCCTTTTTTGTTGAAGAGCTCAAACAGTGTTCTAATTTTTTCTTCCATAACTGCTACTCTCAAGTCAAGCTTAGACAGGACTATAATCAGAGTAATTAATGCCAAAAGAATAGGCCAACCTTTAGTTAACAAATCAAATAACTCCATATTAATATCCTGCCTTTGCTCTTGCTTCTATTTCATAAGGGCTGTTGATGTATCCATAGCGCATCAAGTAATAGAAAATTTTTATTGTCCATACAAAGGCTCCGTCCCGTTCAATTTGGCTTACATGAACAGATTCGTGAGCCCACAAAGGGTAATTCGCCTCTTCACCGGGGCGGCAATACACCGTTTTCCACGGAGTTGTTACTGCCAGCGCACCGGCAAGTTTTAAAAACCACAACGCAAGAAGAGGCGCGGTTTTCATACCTCTTCTGCTTTGACTTTGTCGGTAGTTGCCAAAGACTCTTTAAGCAGTTTAAGGAAAGAATCCTTACCTACTTCAAGTTGTTGCAATTGAAATTGTGTTGAGCCAATCTTGCGATCAAGATCTATGCAATGATTAAAGAACAATACTTGTTGTTCGGTGAAAGTGGAGGCATCGTGTTCAATGCCATCAATAGTTACAATTTGGGATTTTTTGTTTTCCATTTTGTTTTCCTTTAAAATATGCTGCCAAGAACAAGTGGCAGCGTCTTGTTTAGTTAGACCAAGGCAGAGATGTAATCTCTGGGCTGACGGGTGGGGTAATCATTGAGTCAATCTGGCCCTGCACACATTGCTGTGCGCTGGTGATGGCAGACTCTGGAATCCAGCCGATGACCACTGCTTCGGTCAGTTGGTCGTAGGGGATGAACGGTGTGGCTTGCTGGGAATCAAACTGCGTGTTGCCGCCGATGGATGCGGTGTACTCGCCGTCTACACCTGTGACCTGCCAGATTGCGTTGACCACATAGTTTGGGTCAGGCTGCTGAAGCGTGTACATAGCGGTGATGGTTGTGCTGAAGGTTGTCATAGTTTGCTTTCAAGTTGTGCCACACGGGCGCGGAGGGATTGGAGTTCTGCCCACATCACAGGGATAAGGGCAGCGGCATCCATCTGTTGATACACAGGTTTGCCGTCTTTGTCTACTGCGTCTTTCTCGCCAGTGTGTGCGTAGGCAGGGACTTCGTGAGCGATAAACATTGGACGCTCTTGTGTAGCCCATTTCATCTTACCCATGTAAACAGGTATAGAGTCAATCAATGCACCGCTGTTAGTTACAGGGCCGTTGATGTCTTTGGCTCGGTAGTCAGAGGTTGTGCCATAAACAATTAAGCCACCTGTACGGTTGTATGTAATGCTTCCCCTCGATGTATAACTTGTTTCTGTTGCAAAATTAACCCATACATTGTCACCAGTAGTTCCAGAATTCCATGCTCTTATAGGAAAAGCATTTGTGCTATCTGAAGTTTTAAATATACATACATCACCAGCACCAGCATCGACAGCAATACGGCTAGGAAAACCAGCACCAGCGCCTGCCGTCGTAGTCCCGACCAGCAAGTTACCGCTGGAGTCGATACGGGCGCGTTCTGTGTTGTTAGTTCCGAAAACTAACGGGCCATCTACTTGGTTAACAAGCTCCAGACGACCTGTTCCATCCCTGTAATACCGAAGCCTGCCACGGGTAACGCCGCCTTCTTGAATCAGATAACCAAACACATTGGTTGCGTTGATGTTGGTGTTGGTGTTGTTAAAAATAACAGACTCACCTTCAACGCCGGTTACAACATGCAGCTTTGCAGTAGGCGAAGTCGTCCCAATACCCACGTTGCCGTCCGGGCCAACACGCATACGCTCAGTTAGACCACCTGCCGTAGGAGCAGTGGCAAACGCTATTCCTGTATTATTATTACCGCCGTCAGTTTCTAAGAATCTAATTTCAGATACAGAGTTTCCACCATTACTTTGAGACCTTATAGTTTTATAAACTCCGTCTGTCTGAGCACCTGTAACATTGTCATTGAGTAAAAGTGCAACAGCGTTAGTAGAAGATGTACGAGAAACATAGACTTCAAGTTTTGCCCCCGGCGAAGTCGTCCCAACACCCAAGTTACCGCTGCCATCAAACACACCCCGTGGATTCCCATCCCCATCAGACAGCACGATGTAGTTGCTTGCTGTGCGAATGTCTAGGCCGCCTTGGTTGCCTGAGTAAGAGCCAAGGATGGTGTTTTTAGCGCCAGTGGTAATAGCATTACCAGAACCATAACCAACAGCCGTGTTGTATGAAGCGGTGGTGGTGGAATTAAGGGCTGTTTGGCCAAATGCTGTGTTATATGATCCAGTAGTGTTAGAACTTAAAGCAGACTGGCCCACGGCACTGTTGTTACCACCCGTTGTATTGGCATATAAAGCGGCTCGTCCAACCGCAACAACGCCTGAACCACTGGTATTAGAGTACCCAGAAATGGTTCCTACAAAGACG